GCTTGAGGGGGCGTCGCCGGCTTCTTCGCTTGACACTCATTCCGTGACATGCCAGAACCACGGCACACTCATTGCAGGGGAGTTTCCCATGTCCGAGATCAAAACCACCGTCAGCCCCGCGACCAATGTGCGGATCGAAAGCACCGTTAAGGGCGCCCGCCTTCAAGACGTGAAGCCGCTCCCGGCGCACATCACCGAGATCGAGGCGCAGCGCGAGGCCGAGAAGTCCCGCATCGCCGTGTTCTACGCTGACGGCCGCTCCGACTTCTTCGCCGGCCCCACGGTCGGCCGCACCGAACCTGAAACCCGGCTCCTGCCGAATGAGGATGGCTTGCTTTGATTACCCTCGAAGAACTCCGTTCAAAGGCCAACATCGCGACCTTTAAGGCGATGAACGCGCGCCAACAGCGCAAAGCAATCGAAGACTTCTACAAGCGCATGCCGCTTGAGACCGCCAACTTCGTCACCGAATGGACGAAGGACTACGCCTACGATCTGCTCGACGAGAGCGCTGAGTTCGTGACGTGCTTCGATCTGTGGTTCGTGACGACGGTCATCTACGACATCGACCTCCCGAACGATCTGCCCGAATGCATCGCGGAAGGCGATAGTCCGCAGCCGTGGCGCAACTTCCTGACGCGGCACGGGCTCCCGTGGCGCCGTTGGACGAAAGCCGATCTCGAAGATGTCGGCGCGGTCGCCCTGCTGTGAGCGCGCTCCGCAAACCTCTCGGCACACCGTTGCGCGTGCTCGTCGCCTGCGAGTTCTCGGGCGTCGTGCGGCGCGCGTTCTCGGCTCTCGGCCACGACGCATGGTCATGCGATCTGCTGCCAGCGGAAGACGGCAGCAATCAGCACATCATCGGCGAAGTCGAAAACATTCTCGACGACGGCTGGGATATGCTCATGGTCGCGCACCCGCCATGCACGCGCCTGTGCAACAGCGGCGTCCGTTGGCTGCACACGCCGCCGCCCGGCCGGACGCAGCGCGAGATGCGCGACGAAATGGTGGCCGCGTGCGGGCTGTTCCTGACACTCTGGCAAGCGCCCATCGAATGCATCGCTATCGAAAACCCGATCATGCACAAGCATGCGCGCGAGTGGTTCGGATCGAGCCTTCCGCGGCAATCGCAGATCATCCAACCTTGGCAGTTCGGCCACGGCGAGACGAAGGCGACGTGCCTCTGGTTGAAGAACCTGCCGAACCTCGAACCGACGAACGTCGTGGACGGCCGCGAGCCGCGCGTGCATCGCATGTCGCAAGGCCCGAACCGTTGGCGCGAGCGATCACGCACATTCCCAGGCATCGCGGAAGCGATGGCCCAACAGTGGGGCGGCAATGTCTACTGAGATCGCAACGCACGGTGAGCCCGGCCCGAGCGGCACGCGCGGCAGCGTCGGCAAAGCACGCGAACTAGGCATGGGTTACAACCTCGGCCACTTCCATACTCCCCGCCGCCGTTCGTTGTTGGCGCGTTTGTGGGATCACATTCGTGGTCGCAAGGTCTCGTTTGATTTCGAGAGCGGCGACATTTACGCCGGCTTCGCTGCGAGCATGCAATACAAATACAGCGAACACCCGAGTAAGTGGGGTGATAGCCAAATCCTCATGTATGAACATGGCGCTCGCGAGCATGTCACGCTTGGCGAATTGGCGCACTACTGCATGATGGACGTGCATTGCGAAAGCGAAGCGTGGCGTGTCGCCAAGATCATCTATGAGCAGCCCGCCGCGCGGCTCGACGAAGGTAATCGGATTGTTTACGATTCGTGGTATTGGACGGGGCGCACCAAATGACGAAAGCATCGCCGAAACCGAAGTATCCCGTGCAGGATGTGTTTCTGCTCGATCTCAAGCGGCCGTGGCGTCCTATTCGCATGGGCCGCGCTGAAATCCGCGTGAGCAAGAAGATGTCGTGGGCGCTGCTCACCGAAGCGAGCGGGTGGCCGCCGCACCTGCGTCGCTCGACGCTGCTCGGCAAAGGCGCGTTCTTCACGTTCCGCGATGCGGCCACTGCGAAGATCGGCCGCTTGCAAAAGGCGATCAAGAACGAACACGCGCTCGCATACTTCGGACCCGGCCCGGAAGTCGTCGTGAAGATCAAGGCGCAACTCGCCGCCTACGAACAGAACGGAGTGGTTCATTGACCCGGCCCACCATGCTCACGTTGATCGTGTCCGTCGCGATTTCCGCTCTCGCTTGCTGCGGGCCGGCACCAACGCACGGCTACCAACTAGTGTCGCGCCACGCGAACGGCTCCGAGAACGTCTATCGGACTTGGGGCTCGGAAGGCGAGTGTGAGCACACCCGAAGGAATCGCGTCTACTTCCACCCGGAAGCGGAATGGCGCTGTGAACGAGTCCCGCTGTGAAGCATCTCACGCTCAACCAAATGGAAGTGCTCGAAGGCTTGTGGAACGAGCCGGCGACCGGCGTTGCTCCGATGGACTTCGGCGGCAGCAACGGCTCGCATCACGGCGCCACGGCTACGCGCATGTGCGCTTGGCCCGAACCGCTTGTTGAGCGCAGGTTTCGTGGCGGCGAGTGGGGCGGCAAGAAGGTCTATGCTGCGCGCGGATCGTGCGTGTATCGCCTGACGCCGCTCGGCGTGCGAGTGATCGAGGAACTGCGACCGGGCTGGGCCGCTCGTCGTAAACCGGAGGCTGTGCAGCCATGAGCACGTTTGCTGTAAACACCGCTGGCGATTTGATGTCGGTATTGAGCAGGCTCGACCCTCGAACGCCGATCTACGTCGAGCAGCCGAAAGTCATCTATTCTAGTGAGCAACGCATGTTCTGCGTCTCGGTCACGTCGAAGCGCGGTCGCAAAGGCGCCGTGCCTGTAGCGGTCATCCGCGCATGAGATACAGCGTGCAGCCCTACGCTTGCTCGAACACTCCCGGCGAACGCTGGGCGATCATCGACGCAAACACTGGCTGCGTGGCTGTGCGCAAATACGGCTATCGTCGCTTCGTGCAACTGACCTACCAACAGCGCGGCAAGGCCGACAAGTTCTGCAAGACGCTCAACGAGGAAGTCGCAAATGAAAGCCGTTGATCTAGGCGAGATCGCGCTGCTGCACGCTAAGGCGTATCAAAGTGCGGCCGAACGCATGCGCGACCGCGATCCGAACGCCGGCCAACGCTTCATCGACCAGAGCACGCCGATGTATGCGGCGTGGCGTGCGCAGAGCGAAGCACTGTGGGCGCTGCACTTCGGCTACATCAAAATCTCGGAAGACTATCTCGCGGAAGCGCAGCGAGCCATCGACGAAGAGAAAGGCTACAACCGCGACGGCCTGGATGCATCGCCGGGCTATGGCGAGAATGGCGCACCGGGCTAACAGGGAAACGAAACTCAGAATCCGGCCAAAAATTTTTCGGCGGATTTGCAAACTTCGGAATCGGGGGCAATGAGTGTCAAGAATTAGCGGCATGATCGACGTAGCTCGCATCCTTTCAGGCATGACGCCGGCGCCGATCCACTTCGCGATGTCGAAGGCCACGCTCGACGCTATGAAGACGAAAGTCGAGCAGGGCAGCGTGCCGCTCGACTACTCGCTCTCGGGCGCCGTGCTGGGCGCTGTGCCGATCCATCTTGACGAGGCCGTGCCCTATGGACAGATTGAAAAGCGGGAAGGAACCGGCCCAAGTGATGACCAAGCGCCTACACCCGTATCGAACGCCTGATCTGACCGAGAAGGAATACTTCGCAGCGCTCGCGAAGTGGTGGTCTCAGTTCATGGACACGGCCGACCGGCGGCAGGCGATCCCCGGCCTGCCCCGCGACGAGGTTCACAATGCATTTGTCGCTTGGCTTGACTACGGGAAGGCTGTATCCGTTGCCGAAGTCCGGCGCCGAGGCGGCCTGCTGCGGCAGCTAGTTCGGGAGCTTGGAGTGACCGACGTAGGGCACTTGCCCGACGAACGGATGTGGCTCGCGATGTGTTGGCTCGTCGGCCAGTATCGCGAGGTTTGGATGAAAGTCTATCGAGCCCAGGTGGAGCAAGGCGCGTGAGCAAGAACCTACCATGCTGCACCGGCAACACGGCCGTCGCACCCGACAATGCTTGCGGTGATTGCCCGCTGCGCGCGAGCAAGCCCGCGCCGTCGAGCGACATCCTCGATCCCAAAGACATCGCTGCGCGCATGAAGGCCGCCGGCCGGTTCGACAAAGACGAGCCGTGGCCCGGTTGGAACGCAGGCAAGAAGCTCGTCGAGAAAGAACCGGAAGCACACTCTGACGGCATCGTCGAAGGCTACGGCATGCTGTGCCCGATGGATGACGACGGTGATTACTTGATGATCCAAGAGTCGCCGCCGTGTCAGGCGACGGCCGACGCCGAAGCGGTTCGGCAGATGTTGATGGACAAGATCATCGCCGCGATGGGCGTGCCGCTCGAACAGATGCTCAAGCCGTTCATGTATGCCGACGCTGAAACGCGGAAGCGTTGGGCCGGACACGCTGGCAAGTTTGCCACGGGCGGCGTCGTGTATCCGATGCGAGACTCCAAGTGTCGTATCGGCGAAGCGCCGAACGAACAGACGATACTCGGTCGTCCGTTTCTCGTGCCGACGTTCCAAATCCACGACGAGATTCATGTCGTGACGGTTGAGCCGTCGCCCGAACAACTCGACAAGATCAAAGCCGCGCTCAACAAGAAGCGCGACCATACCATCATCGCAAACATGGACTTCGCCAGCATCGAGGCTCGTGCGCTCGCGCACTACGGGATCGAGATGCGCAACGGCAAACCTTACATTCCTTACGGACGGGGGCTCAATGACCAAACCCAAAGCGAAACCGAAACCGAAGACGCCTCTGACCGACGCAGCGACGGCCTGGATGGGGCAGGCGATTAAAGGCGAGACGTTGGCCTACTTCCGCGGCGTGCTCGAACGAGCATGCAACACACCCGAGCAGAACATGTCCCGTCAAGAGCGCGCCGCTCACACGGCCGCATGCAAGGCTGCGAAGAAGGCCAAGCAACCGAAGCCGTTGCCGCCCGATCCGTATGCGGACATTCGCGACGACGCGCGCAAGCTGGTGGAGTTCGCAGAAGATCAGGAGCTTCGCGGTCTGGTCGAGCTTCGCAAGATCACGATGGGGAAGGGCGACTTCCTCTACGAAATGACTTGTCTCGTGCAGCGCAACGGGTTGAAGGCGGTTCGTGACCGCTTGACTCGGGCGCCGAAGCGCGCCTAGTGTCCGACTTTCCTCCTACGCCTGGGCCCCGCTCGTCGGGGCCCTTCTTTTTACATAGGGTAGGGGGTTGCGTTGTCACGCGGCCCGTGTATTGTCCCGCCCAACATTAGGGGGCTTCCATTGCTTGACGACATGATCGCAGCGGCCGAGCACTTCCGAGGGAAGGCTAACGCCGCGTCGCAAACCGCCATCGTCGAATGCCTGCTCAACAAGGGCTTCGGTTTCAACGCCATCACCGACTATCTTCCCGACATCATGCGCCATCTAGGCGACGAGGTTGAGGATCAAGTCGCATGAAGAAATCCGATCTGCACGCGGCCACGGTCATCAACCTCGCGGAGATACGCGAGAAGATCGCGGCCAAGCGCAGACGGGATAGCCGGAATGTCCGGCTAGGTATCGCGCTCGCAGTGTTTGTGTGCGCGTTGTTCTGGGGGCCCATCATCGCTTTCGTTGCTGGGCTGTTCAACTAGGGGAAGTGAATGCGCAAGGGTGTGATGCAACTGGCGTCGATTGGCGCCTTGTTCGCAGCGATGTCGTCGGCCGCTCAAGGCGCGGCGATGAAGGTCGATGAACTCAAGGACGCGCTGGGCGAGGTCGTGCCGAACCGGCGCCGTCGCTCGCGCAAGGGCAAGGGCAAGCGCGGCCGTAGCCTGCGCAGCAACAGCCCGTCTCTCGCATACATCTCGCGTCAACGCACTAAGCGCCGTTGGCTCGCCGGCCTGCCGGTCGATGCCGACGCACGCGAAGCTCTTGAAGCCGCGCAGGCTGAGCGCGAACGCAAGAATGCGAAGCGTGCTCGCATGATGCGACGCACGGGTGAGGGTCAAGCGCTCTCGTCGCTCGCAATCCGCGGCCGTGCTCTGACCGCCGTAGCCAACGCTCACACGCTCAAGACGGACGAAGGCGTGCGCGCCAACGATCTCGCCCGCGCGTGCTATCTGACGTGGCGCCGGCTGCTCGACAAGTTCGACAACGACGAAGCGTTCACCGACAACGACTACGAAGAACTTCACGGCGCAATGGCGTCCTAGGAGCTACCATGACTCTGATCCATCTTCTCGCCGCCATCGTGATCTTCGGCTTCGGCTGGGGCATCGGCAACAATCGCGGCTATCACAAGGGCAAGCACGCAGGCAAAGCCGCGCTGCTGCAACAGCGCATTGATCGCGGCAAGCTGCCCGGCGGCCAGATGGGAGTCGAAGACTTCGAGGATCACTGCCATACGACGGTGACGAGCGGGCTCTACCACACGCCGGACTGGTTCACGCACGTTGCGTTCAAACTGTTCGGCGAAGCTGGCGAGTTTGCAGAGCACGTCGGCAAGGCGTCGCGCGACGACGGCTGGTCGATCTTCAAGGGCCCGAAGACGCTGCCCGAGGCACGACGCAAGGCGCTTATCAAAGAGCTTGGCGACATCCTCTGGTATATCGTCATGCTCGCGAAGGAATTGGGTGTTGACCTCCGCACGGTCATGCTCGAAAACATCGCGAAGCGCGAGAGCCGCAAGGCGCGCGGCAAGATCAAGGGCGACGGCGATGACCGCTAAAGATTTCTCCTGCCCGCCCGACACGCGCGGCTTCGTTGCGTGGACCCGAGGCGCCAACGATTTCTACGAAGGCCGGCCGCGCCCGAGCACCTTCGACTATCACGGGTATTTCCAATACCTAGGCTACGACACGCCGCACCAGCCCGGCGTCGGCCCTGAGCAGATCGCACGCGCCCGAGGCTGGGACTTCGCGGAGAACATGAACCGCCTCAAGCTCAACTACCTGCAACGGGTGGCGGCATGAGAACGGGCCTGCGTTACGAACTTTCGCCCGGCGGCACTGAGTATGACTCTTTGCACGCACACGACGAAGAAGACGAGCATCCGGGCTTTCGCGTGATCGCACGCACGGCGCCGCCTCTCCGCTTTGTTGTCGGTCAACGTGTTCGCATCGCAGGCGGGGGTTTGCAGGAATACAAAATTCGCAGCGTCGAGTTCTGCGGTCACGACTACGGGTGGATGATCCACGCATCGTTCGGGCCGTGCAAACTCTACATGTGGCAACAGGACTTGATAGGTGTCTGACGTGGACTATCCGGGGAAGGGGCCTGGAACCTACACGCACGACGACGTTCTCGATGCGGAGCACGTTCGTCGTCTCGCGCGTGCCTGCATCCGCGATCTGGTGAGCTTCGCATGCGTGTGGAGCCCGAAGAAAAAGGCTTGGTGGGTATGGTGCCCGCTGAATGAGAAGGATCAGTTCGTCGAACTGATCGACAAGACGAGGGAATGAGCATGCAAGTGGGGAACCGAGTTCGGAAGATCGACGATCAACGCGGCGGCGTGTCTGTTGGAGCCGAAGGCACTATCGTCTCGCTGACGCCTGACGAAGTGTTCTTCGTCGCATTCGACGGCCGCGAATACCCGCTCGACGGTGAGCCCGGAGAGCATTGCATTCCTTGGGAGCTTGAGCTTATCGACGATCCGGCGCCGGCAGAAGTCGTCGAGCATGCGGGCGACCACGCTTGCGCTGAGTTTCCGCAGCCGCCCGTGACGCGCACGCTCACGCCGTTGTTCGATGCCGAGCAAGGCAACGATGAAGGCGGCCCGCCCTACGTCGAGACCCTGACCGTGCAGAGCATCGACGGCACGCGCGAAGAAATTCCCGCCATGCCGATCCTCTTCCAAGCCGGCGACATCGTGATCCGCTATGCTGACACTGTTTCGTGGCTCGAACCCGTGCCGGCGCCGGTCGATGAAATCATGTGCTACGGTAAAGTGCAGGGCACGATCTCTGGCGAACCCGGCATGCTGTTCGTCGTCGATGATCGGCCGCGTGGTTCGACGCATCACGTTCACGGCTCGCGTCTCACCGTGATCCCGCCCGAACGTGTGAACCGCAACATTATGACGCCCGCCGAACTCGCGCAGCAAAACGACGAGCCGATGATCTCGCCGCCGGCTGTGCTCACGACTCTCGGTGACGACGAGCGCGAGCAACTGCGTGACGCGGCCGTCGCAGGCGACGAGCGCGCGCGGGGCGTGCTCGAAGGTGTCGCGATGTCCTTCATGGAGCGCGCCGGGATCGGCGTGAACGGCAAGGACTCCAACCCGAAGGACGCGGTTGGCATCGCCAAGGCTTACGCCTCGACCATCCCGCGGCAAGTGCTGTGGGAAGTCGGGCTCGCCATGCTCGAAGGTTCGCTCAAGTATGGGCGCCACAATTACCGGAAGGCCGGCGTGCGTGCGAGCGTCTACTACGACGCCTGCACCCGCCACATGGATCAATGGTGGGAAGGCGAAGACATCGACCCGGACTCCGGGCTCTCGCACATCACCAAGGCCATCGCCGGGCTCGTCGTGCTCCGCGACGCCATGCTCAACAACCTGTGGGCGGACGACCGGCCGCCCCGCAATATCAATCCCGCATGGATGCAGGAACTCAATGCCCGTGCTAAGGACTTGCTCGAACGGTATCCGCCGGACGCCCGGAAGCTGCCGTTCACCCAACAACAGCACGGCCCGGCCGGCGAGTAAGGAGTCCCTCCCATGAACAAGCGTGAACTCGAAAAGGTCGTCAACTGCGTCAACCGCCACCAAGGCAATCGCACGGCCGCCGCTACGGAATTGAAGATCAATCGCGGCACGCTGCGGAAGCTGCTCTCCGAGGCCAAGTCGAAGGGCATCAAGGCTCCCAAGCGTTTCGATCCGAAGATCAACGGTGCTGCGCAGGCATACGACACCGACGAGCTTCGCGCGACGTGGGGCACCTACGAGCGCTACGGCTACAACACGCTCGCGACGGCCGAAGCGCTCGGGCTCGAACCGACTGCAGTCACTCGTCGCGTCAAGCGCGCGATGCACGTTCTCGGCGTCACGAAGAAACCTCTCGGCGTCACGCACGCACGCGCGGCCGAGAAGCTGCCGCTGCCGAAGCGCGGCGAGATCAAGCGCTACATGCTGACCTCGTTGCAGAACAACACCGAACTGCACGAGCCGTCGTGGGCCGCCGGCATCAACCTCGCGAAGTATTACGACGCAGAGATCATGGTCGGCACGTTCACCTACACGCCGCAAAGCGAAGGCAGCGAGAAGCGTGGCAAGGAGCGCAAGAATGATATGGGCTTTAAGATCGAGGATCGCTGGTATGATCCTCGCGCGGTCGCTTATATTCGGGACGATCTCGTGCAACTCGCGCCGGGCCTTGTCTGGTGCGGACACTACAATACGCTGCCGACCGCCGTTGATCCTCTGCGTGGCACCGAGTCTTTGAACGGCCGCAACTCCGGTATCTTCCCGCACCCGCGCATCGAACTGCGCAGCATCGCGACCATGCCGGGCGACGGCGCCAAGCTCAACACGACCACCGGGACGATTGGCCTGCGCAACTATCTGCAAAAGCGCGCCGGCATCCTCGCAGAGTTCTACCACAGCTTCGGCTTCCTGCTCGTCGAAGTGAACAGCGACGGCGAATGGTGGTATCGCCACTTGAACGCGGACTCCGAGGGCGTGATCTACGATCTCGAAGTCTACGCCGACGCGGAAGGCGTCTGGCAGAATGACCAAGGCGTCGAAGCGCTCGTGTTCGGCGACTTGCACCGCGCGACGGCCGACGACGAAGTGCTCGAAGCGACTTTCGGTGTCGGCGGCATGTGCGATGTGCTCTCGCCGCGCAAGCGCGTCTTCCACGATGCGTTCGACATGCAGGCCCGCAGCCACCATAACCGCCGCGATCCGCACGTCATGTATGCACTCTACAAGAACGGCGAAGATAGCGTCGCACAAGAGATCGTGCAGCTTGGCGAGTTCTTCGACGAGCACCCGAGCTACGACGTGGACGGCAACATGTCGGATGACTACCTGATCGACTCGAACCACGACCGTCACCTTGACCGTTGGTTGAAGGAAGCGGATTGGCGTCTCGATCCGCCGAACGCGCGCACGATCCTCAAGCTCAACCTCGCATACCTCGACGCCATCGACGAAGGCGTTGACGACGAGTTCGTTGCGTTGGAGTTCGCGTTGAAGTCGCTCGGCTATGCGTCGAACGTGAACTTTATGAACCTGCGCTCGAAGAAGCCTGAGAAGCTGAGCCTCGTCGTCTGCCCGGCCAACGGCGGCGGCGTCGAGCTTGCGCTGCACGGCGACATCGGCCCGAACGGCGCGCGCGGTAACGCGCGTTCGCTCTCGAAGCTCGGCCGGAAGAACGTGATCGGCCACAGCCACAGCATCGGCATCTTCGGCGGCACCTATCAAGTCGGCTGCACGGCCAACTTGCGGCAGGGCTACAACATCGGCCCGTCGTCGTGGTCGCACGCGCACTGCGTCATCTACCCGAACGGCAAGCGGCAGTTGCTCGTGTTCTGGAACGGCAAGTGGCGCGCGTAATCGTCAGGTAATCGTCAGGCTCAACAGAGGGAATTGTCAGATGGCTCGCGGCGAACACGGGGAACCCGGCCACAACATCGCGCGGATCGACGACGCCGCTAAGGCGACGCTCGTCAAGAGCGTTCGCGCGATTGAGAAGTGGATGGAAGAGAAGGATGCGATCAGCGAAGACATCAAAGAGGAATACAAATACCTCAAGGGTCTCGGCTTCGATGCGTCCGGCGTCCGCGAACTGATCTCGGAGAAGCGGAAGCGCAACAAGAATCCCGACAAGTGGGACGACAAAGAGAACTGCAAAGACCTCTATCGCGTTGCGCTTGGGATGATCTGACGTGGGTAGCTTCCTCGAAATTCTCGCACAATACCTGATCGAGCTTCTTCCGTGGCGCGTCACGGACGAGTTCGATTGGGGCGTGCATTCGAGGCTCGGCGCCCGACCGAAGACTCCGTTGAAGACGGGGCTCGTGCTGCACATCCCCGGCATCCACACCTACTATTCGATCCCGAAACGGCCGCAAGTTATCCCGCTGCGCACGCAGAGCATGATGACGAAGAACGGCGTGAGCGTTGTGTTCTCTGGCACCATCGTTATTGAAGTCACCGATCCTATCGCGATGATCTTCGAGGTTCACGACTTCAAGGATGCCGTCGTGGACTTTTCCATGACGCACCTTGCCGAGCGTGTTCACGAACTCACCGTCGAGAACGAGCAGGAAGTCGATCTCAAATCTCTCGAACGCTCGTTGAAGGGAACGCTCGAAACGCGGCTGCGCGATTGGGGAGCCAAGGTTCACAAGGCCGGCTTCACTGACTTCGTGCCGACGCAGCATCAAGTGCGACTGTTCCAAGACCCGCTTCGCTCGGGGGTTGACGAGCCGTGAACGACATCCTCGAACTCATTCGCATCTTCAAGCCGGCGTCTCTGCGCTTCGACATCGCACACTGGTCGTCGGCGAACACTTACTTCGTCGCGATCCGCGACGGCGGAACGTCGTTGATCGAAGTGCAGAAGCCCACGCTCGAAGCGGCCTGGGAAGAACTCATGCGCCAAGCTCGCGCGAAGAAACCGGAACGCCGCGTGCGCTCCAAGGCGGACCTACTCGGATGATCGAAGAAAATTGGCTGTTCTTCCTGCTGACCTACCTCGCGAGCTTCGGCTTCATCTTTCTCAAGGTGATGCAGACGCTCAACAGCGTGTTCAAGCAATACGTTTGGATCGTCCCGACGAGCATGCTGATCGCGGTTGTCGAGTGCTACGTCATCGTGAACCTCGCGCAGCACGGCTACACCCTGCCGATTGTGCTGACCGTTGGATTCGGCTCGGGCACTGGCGCCCTGAGCGCTTCGCTGCTACACCGTGTTCTGTTCAAGGATACCAGCGTATGAGAAAAATCCCTGATTGCGCGGTCAAGATCGTTGCCGACTTCGAGGGCTTCGAGCCTGCCGCCTACCTGTGCCCGGCGAGAGTGTGGACGATTGGCTACGGCCACACGAACGGCGTGAAGCCCGGCGACACCGTGACCGAAGAGAAGGCTCGCGAGATGTTGCGTGCCGATCTGGGTGAAGCTGCGAACAAGCTCTATGCGCTCGTGCCGGCGCCCGTGCTCGAAGCGCTCGACGACAACCAGTGGGGCGCGCTGTTGAGCTTCGTCTACAACGTCGGGCTCAAGCGCGAGTGGGGTATCGTTCGCGATCTCAACGGCGGCGTGCTCGACAACGTGCCGACGCATCTGCGGAAGTTCGTCTATGCCGGCGGCAAGAAGCTCAAGGGCCTCGTGCGTCGCCGCGAAGCGGAGGTCGCCCTTTGGCTGACGATCTGATCCTGAAATACGATCCGTTCGCTGGCGACTTCGGCGGCTCCGACGACAAACTGTTCTCGGACAAGATGGTGGTCGCGCGCAAGTTTCACCGCTGCGCGTGCAACATCTGCAACGGCGACATTCACAAGGGCGAGCGCCACCGCGCGATCCGCGAGAAGTTCGACGGCGAGATGACGACGCACCGTTTCTGCGCCGCGTGCTGCGAAGCCATGCGTGCGTCGTGGGAAGACGACGGCGCCGCCATCGAAAAGCGCACGGAGTTGAATCCGTATTGGAGCAACGCCGGCATGGGGGCCGAGACGTGTCACTGATCCTCCCGCCGGGCCCGTTCGACATCATCTACGCCGATCCGCCGTGGCGCTTCGCGACACGCAGCGACAAGGGGCGTGACCGTTGCCCGGATGGCATGGTGCAGAAGACGACGACGCGCGGCGCCCAGCGCTCGAACATTGCGGAGCGTCACTACCCCACCATGAGCACCGAAGAGATTTGCGCCCTGCCCGTGAAGGACATGGCTGCGAAGGACATGGCTGCGAAGGATTCCGTGCTGTTGATGTGGGTGATCGACCCGATGCTCCCGCAAGCGATGCAGGTGCTCGATGCGTGGGGCTTCGAGTTCAAGACGGTCGGCTTCTATTGGGCGAAGCTCAACAAGGCCGGCGACGGCTTCCCGATGGGAACGGGCTACTACACGCGGGCGAACCCCGAGCAGTGCTGGTTGGCGACGCGCGGCAAGTCCCTCAAGCGGCTCAACGGCGGCGTCGCAAAGCTGATCGAGGCCGATCCCGGCGAGAAGCTGATCGTGAGCCCGCGCCGCGAGCACAGCCGTAAGCCCGACGAGGCTTACGGCCGCATCGACAAACTCTGGGGCCCCGATCCCATCAACCGCCGGGTCGAGATGTTCGCCCGGCAGGCCCAGCCGGGGTGGACGGCATGGGGCAACCAGACTGAGAAGTTCGAGCCGCCGCCGAAGCGGGACCGCCTGCCGTTCATGGCCTGCGAGATCGACGGCGAGGTTACGGTCGCCCGGCCGCCCCGGAAGACCGCGGATTTGCTGGGATGAAGAACCTCAGACCCTCCCGGCGGCGTTGTCCTGTGGCTCAGGGCAGCGATTCGAGCCCTCCGAGGCTCCGTCGTAGCGCACGGGGGCTGCGAGGCCCCTCTACGGCCTTCCTAGGCCGTTTCTCCAATCAGGAGTGTTGACCATGCGTAAGCTCGTCTTAGCGTTGTTGCAGGGGATCGTCCGCCGCCGGCATCGTCGGCTGGCGCGAGGCGTCCCGCCGGCTCGAACCGTCGATGATCGGGGGCAGACCCACTATGCCGGCGCCGACTTCTCGGAATACGAGGAATGCGCGCTGGCGTGGGCCGCCTACGAACGCGATCACACCCCGCACGAATACTGGCAGGCCACCCAGGCTGATCCGCTCGTCGCGCCGGACGTTGTGATCGGCAGCATCGACAACCCCTACCTGCACCGCTGGCACATCGTTCCGCGGAACGACTGGCCGTTCGGCTGGATGAAGCGCGCGGCCAAAGCTCTCGGGCTCCCGCTCGCGTGGCAGGGCGCCGTCGCGAAGTTCGTCGATGCGACCACCATCAACGTCTACTTCCATCACTTCCTGCGTTCGGACGATGACCGCGCGCTGCACGACCATCCTTGGTGGAACATGTCGTGGTTGCTCGAAGGCGACTACGATGAAGTGATGTTCGAGCAACAGCCGAAGGGTGTGCGCGAGGGCTGGGAATACAACGTGCCTGCGACTATCGCGATCCGCCGTCGCGCGGGCCAAGTAGCGTTCCGCTCGGCCGAGACCGCGCATCGCGTGAAGCTGCTGCCGCGATACGTCCTGCCGAACGACAAAGGCTATGCCGGCGAACGCCCGGTGTGGACGCTGTTCATCACGGGCCCGAAGCAACGGGGCTGGGGCTTCTGGTGTCCGAAGTTCTGGCGCCATTGGGAGAAGTTCGTCGAGTTTCCCGTTGGCTCGGCCGCGCAAGGCGTGTCGAAGGTCGGCCGCGGATGTGGCGAAGACGATGCCTAAGAAAATCCTCGTGTGCGGCGGCCGTGACTACCGCGACGCCAAGCTCATGTTCGACAAGCTCGACGAACTGACGGCGCCGTTCCGCGGCAAGCTGACCATCATCCACGGTGATGCTCGCGGCGCTGACACTGTTGCCGACATCTGGGCTCGTTATCGCGGCCACACTCCGAAGCCGTTCCCTGCGAAGTGGAAGCAATACGGCACGGACGCCGGCAAGATCAGGAACCAACAGATGCTTGATGAAGGTGAGCCCGATCTGGTGATCTGTTTCCACGGCGGATGGGGCACGCTCGACATGCGAACTAAAGCGATGTCGGCCGGCGTTAAAGTGATCGACGTGGATAAGAATGGCCGTTTGAATATCGTCGAGCCGAGTTAAGCGTCGAACTCTTGGTAGCAGTTCACTCGGCCGCCGGTCGCGAGATCGCCGGGCGTTTCGCCGGCTATTTCTTGCACTCGATCCCACTCAGACCAGATGCATTCGTATTCCGACGTGTATGCTTCTTCGCTGAGCGCTTCGCAAGTCATGTCGTTCGGGCGCCCAGGCGTCCAAGTGCAGAAGAACGTGCGGCCGACCCAGCGCGGTTGCCATTCGTCTTCGGCATATTCGTCTTCACAGATTTCGAGCAGTTCGCAGGCGGCCGTGTCCGCAATTTGTCGGACTTCTTCGGACGTGACACTCGGCCGGTAATACGCAGTGATCGCCAGCACGAGCGCAGCGATAGCGAGGAGTCGACTCACGGGAAAATCCTCGCGAGCGCTTCCTTGCCGATGTCCCAGGCGACGGCGATGAACACGCCGGCAACGGCCGCGTAGGTCGCGATCTTCGTTTTGAGTTCGGTCTTCCATTTGTCGAGGGCGGCGATCTTCTTCGTGTGGTCGCCGTGCAGTTCTTCGTCTTCGTCGATGTGTTCGTTCACTCGGTCGATCAGATTGCCGACGCGCTCCGTAAGCACGGCGTTCGCGGTCACGACCGATTGCGTCGCGTCCGTGTTCGCTTTCACGTCACCGCGCAGCGCGCGGATTTCGTCGAGGACAATCTGCATCTCCGACATGGCGTTATTCTCCCGTGCCCTGCCAGCCGCAGAGCGCAGCGCCCACGGCGTTGTGTGCCTTCACTTCTCGGATCGTCTGGTCAGTGTCGTTCACGCTCCACGAGATCGGGCGCGCGGCACGGCAGAACAGATCAGTCGGCCCGGCGGAATCCGTCGTCGTTGCGCAACTCGGTAGGATCAGCGTTGCGGCGATCAGACTCAACGCGAGCGTCTTCCGCACGCTCGACTTCACGTTCGACAACATTTTCGGTCTCCCTGCGAATGTCCTCGCGGACGGTTTTCTGGCCGCCGCGGCGGCCGAAGGAGAACGCGGTCACGATGGCGCCGACGACACCAACCACGAACGCGATCTTCTTGTTCGGCAAATACACGACGGCCGCAGCCACAGCGGCTACGGAGATCGCGAGAACGGCCCACGGGCCGAGGTCTTTGATGAACTCGATCATTGCTTGTTACCCGTCGCGCGGAACAGCGAGACCAGCGCGCGAGCGAAAGCGATGCCGGCCGAAATGCACGCGAGCTTTTCCGGCAGGTGATCGGGCGAAAGGAGTTCGGACCAGTCGAGACCGGCTGCGGCGGCGAGCGCGCCAGTGACGATGGCGACGGCGTAGGTCTTCCAACCCTTCTTCGGGACTTGGACGCCTGCGACTTCGACGGTGTTGTTCTCGGACATTGTGCGGCCCCTGAGTTTGTTCGGTGGAAGGGCACACGAAACATGTGCCCTTCCGCCGGTTCGGATCAGTTGTTGTCGATGAACTGCGAGTTGGAGTCATCCAGATCAGTTTCGATCTGAGCGACGCCGCCTTCGACGGCCGTCACGCGGTCGTCGATCTCTTTCAGCTTCGCGTCGATTGCGTCCATCGCGTTCTCGAACGAGTTCTTGAACGCGACGATCCCGGCAGTGCGCTTCGGGAACGAATAGTTGGCGGTAACTTTCTGAGCCATGACGATATTTCCTTCTTCGGTTAGGTGAGCGATTGCGAGAAGCGCGTCGAGGATTCCGCTGACGGTTCGGGGCGCGCTCGCCCAAACAATCAGCGCCTCATTAAACCGTGTCGAGGAAGGTTTGAAAGTCCGTGAGTGCAGCCGTCGCAGCCGTCACGGCGGCGGGGATGCTTTGAAGCGCGGTCACGAGCGCTTGGATTTGAGCAAGCATGGTGGTCTCTCCTTGGGTCGGTCGGCTTTGGCGCCGGCCATCAACGGGGAGACCCTAGCGTGTCCACCGGGGGCGTGTCCACACCCCCGGATTACTCGGCCGCAGCCGCCCGGTAAATCAGGCAGAACCGGAAGGTGGTCCCGAACATACCCAGATCGGCCGCGTTGCTGGCGCTGACCGTGCCGCCGCTATCGCCGGCATTCGCTTCGGCTTGGAGCCCGATGGCCGCGCCCACGAACAGGCCACCGCCGATGTCCGTGTATCCCGGCGTAGCTTCCGCGGCGACCGCATGGCGCGGGAACGCAACCGTGATGATCGGGACGCTGCCGGCGCGCAGGACCGACGTGATGCCGTCTGCCGTGACCGCCGTAAGCTCCCAGCCGTTCTCGGGCTGCGCAAAAGCGAACAGACCCCAGAGCGCGCTATCGTCGTCAGGGGAGAGATCATTCAGCGCATCGTCGAAGTAGGGGGCGTCAGGGAAGCCGCCGAGGATGAAAGCGCCGGATGCCGTGCCCGCGTCTTCGACGGTGAACTTTCCTTGCGCGATCACGATGTCACCGATGCGCGTAGCCTGACCGAAGTTGTCGCTCGAAGCCATCGTGTAGGCGCCGCTCGAACCGAACGCTTGCGGCGTGAAATTCTGGCTGGTGACTTCGACCGATCCGCCGCCCCCGCCGCCTTGTTCGAGTGCATCGAGCCGCGCGTGGATCGCAGCGAGTGCGCGATCAATCGCGTTGTTCGTGCGCGTCGGCGGAAGTCCTATCGTCGGCGTCGGCATGGTTGTCCTCCTGCGGGGTGTTCAACCTATAATCGCGGTTGAACGCCTCCGCAACACTCACCAGAGGAACAAAATCGGGGCCCGGCTCAGTGCAGCGAACAACTTGAACGCCGCGCTTCTCAAGCTCAGCCACGGTCTTTCGCAGACTATTCGTAAATTTCGTATAATTTTCAGTCTTCGTCTTCCGCTTGTGCTTGTTGTGCCACTGGCTCTCACCCTTCGGACCTCGCTGCATGTCGATACCGAACAGGACGATCCTCTTCGCGCCCATGTGGAACGCGAGGTTCACGGCCTGGGTTCCAGAGTCCCATCCGTGCAGCTTGCCCTTGTCGGTCGTGAAGTCGTTCCGGTCGCGCCAGAACCGCTTGAGCCGTTTGTGCGAGTTGATGCCTTTGATCTCGCTCGTCGCCGTCGTAATCAGCTTCGGCTCAGGCCAGTGCGTCAGGATGTGCGCGTGATTCCATTCCCACCATGCGGCGTCTGCGTAGTGCAACACTTCGGCCCACGGTGCGATCTCGTAGCTCTGATTGACCGCGATGCAGTGCTGATCCTTGGTGACGGAGATGTCGAACGTCTTCAAGCTCGGGCCGCCACCAATGATGCAGACGATCTCGTTCTCCCACATAGGCTCGTAGAGCCACGGGTGAATGCCGCGTTTCAGATGCGGGTTGTGATCGTCAGGAACGCGGCGCGTCTTGACGGGCGCCGCCGGCTTTCGGATCGACACCTTGCGCTTCTCGGCTTCGCGCCGCATGCGCTCACGCCAGGGAACGCCGTCCTTCATCACGCAGGCCCGATGCACAACGCGAGCAGGCGACAAGCCGACGAGTGGACCGCAGTCCAATTCAGATCGAAGCCGTCGCTCGTGAAGCCGCTGAAATCCGCACGCAGCGTTTCCGCGGAAGCGCCGCGGCCGATCAAGAAGTCATCGTCGTGCGCGCTAGATTTCACGACGCTCGGGTCTGCATCTTGGTTCGTGCAACCGATGCCGATGCCATCACCGTTCACATCGTATGCGCCATAACCGTAGCCGCTCGAATCGTCGCTGTTGTGCGTGTTCGTGTTCCAAGCCGTTTGGCTGTGACCGTAGAGCAGTGCGAACGTGGGTTGGAACCCGGCGCCAGTGACGTTCTGCACGCCGGTAGCCGTAGGCGTGGTCGTGTCGATGATCGAAGCCTGCAATCCGCCGCGCGAGTAAACGAAGAAGAGAAGCGTGTCGCTCGAAGTAAGGCCGCCAGACACGACCTCGAAGCCGTCAGCATCGAAGCCTTGCGCCAGAGCCGTAGCGCCGATGGTCGAAGCCGTAGCAGAGATGTTGTGCTCGAACACGGTGTTGCTGGCGGCGCCCGCGGGCGAGCCTGCGTCACTAGCAGTATTAGATTGACGAACCGAGATGCAGCCTTGATCCCCGTTGCCGACAAACATACCGAGTCCAAAAGCGAAACCCGTGTTGGAGCCGTTGCCGTTACCGGCGTTCGACATTTCGCCGCCAGTGATCGCACACATCGGCGTCCATCCAATGCGGTCGATCTGCGTCGTCGCTGCCGGCCAGTCGGTTTTGAGCATGGCCGTGCAATCAATATCGTCGCCAGCGAAGAACACGGCGAAGAACTGCCGTTGCGTCGCTTCCGTCGTAGACCAGTTGATCGTGACGCCGTTGGTGATCCACGCAGAGATGGCCGCCACTTGCAACGGAGAGATAGCCAACGTCTCGCCCGGCGTTGCGAGCGAAATGATGCTGCCGCTGTTGCGTTGATCGGAGTCGCCGTCAGAAGTCGCCTGACCATCTTCGAGGTTCGCGGAGAAACAACGCTGGTGCTCGCCTGCGCGAGACGCGATGCCGAAGCTCGAATTGATGTGAGCGTCGTTCGACGTGTTGGCGCGAGCGGCGCCGCCGAAGATCACAACACCCTTCGGCACACGGCCGCCGAGATCGACGCTCGTGATGTCGATAGCTCCGGTGGACGTGGGGTTCACGAACGGGACAACCGCGATGGCGTGATCTGCGAGGTAGCTATCGTCGGTGACTTCGCCACGCATCGCGACCGGATAGGCGTCCGTCCGAGCGGTCATGCTGACACCCCACAGTTCGGCCGGCGTAGGATCGACGCTGACGGTGATGCCGGTCGCACGACGAGCTTCACCGCTCGCGACCGCAACACGGTCGAGCGATTGCGTCAGCGTAGCATCGGCGAAGTTGAAACCGACCCAGAGGATTTCACCTTGCTTCACGATCACTCTTTGATTGAGCGGGAACCAGTTCTCGCCTTCGTCGAGCGAAGTGATGTCGGCCGTGCGCGCAACACAAGAGCCGGGCGAGTTCGAGACGCCGGCATTGTTGTAGACCATGACGCGACCGCCGCCCGTGACGGTGTGCGTCGTATCGCCGACCGTGTTCGAGTCGGTCGTGTTCGTCGTGAAGAACCCAACTTCGTCGATAATCATGTCAGCGCCGGCCGTGAACTGACGCATGCACATCGAGTTCTGCGAGATGCGACCCGACGAGTGCTGAGTCTCTTCGGGCACCGGAAGGCGGCCCATGAACGCATCGCCGCCGGGCATCCAGCCCATGATGTTCACGCGGCCGTTGTGCGAGAAGAACAGATCGCCGCCGTCCGCGGGATCGCCTTCTTCGCAACCGAAGCCGAGCCACAATTCCCAGCCGAACGATTGGCGGCCGACGCCATCGTTGTTGTTCGTCGTGGTCGTGGACGAGAACAGGACTTCGCGGTCGAGCGCGCTGTTCGAGTCGCCGCCAACAGGCATCACCCAGCCAGAGCCGCCCCCGCCGCCGCGGCCGGGCGCAGCCGCGCCACCGAAGTAGCCGCCGCCAGCACCGCCGCCGCCAACGCCGTTGACGCCGGGCACAAAGCGACTTCCAGCGCCGGCTTCCCAGCCGACACCGCCGTTGTTGCCCGAGCCGCTGTGATGCGAGTCCACCGTGTTGAGGCCGGGTCCGGTTTGAGACGCGGCCGTGACAACACCGTCGTTCGTGCCGCTGTGAATTTCAGGCACGGCGCCGCCGCCGTCGCCGCCCGACCCTTGGGTGCCGGACGATCCCGTTTCACCCCCACCGCCGCCTGCAATCGCGATCAGGATGCCATTCAGGTAGACCCGAGACGAGCCGCCCCCGCCGCCCGCGCCCGTGCTGCTGCCGAGCCCGCCGTCGCCGCCGTCCGGCCAACCGCCGGCGCCGCCTTCAACGTCTTCAATGCCAGCGCCGCCACCTTGTCCAACGTAGATGTCGAGCACATCGCCCGGCTGCACGCGGATCACGATGTAGGCTGCCCCGCCACCGCCAGCGTCGCGGAAGCCGCTGCCGGGGCTCATGGTGGCCCCAGAACCGGCCCAGAGATCAATCGTGAGGGTGTGCATGCCTTCCGGCACGACGCGCGTCACGACGGCGCCCGTGTAATCGAACGTGTTGTAGCCGCCGACGAGTTCGTTCCCGGCCGCGCCTATGTCGATGCCGGAAGCGATCAAGCCGGGCAGTTGGTGAACAGGGTGCATTAGAGCGACTCCAGATCGCCGAAGATAACCCAGCGGTTTGCCGTGGAGGTTTTGAGCGCAGTGATCGTAGAGCCCGGCCCGCGCGTGCGCGCGACGCGATCAATCGGATAGATCATCGTCACGTCGTCCGGCGAGTTCGAGTCTTCGGCCGCAACGAGTTCGACTTGCGTGTTGCCGATCTGCGTCCACGACACGGTGAAGCCGTCCGGCAAATCTTCGAGCGAGTCAGCCGGAAGGCCATACAGTGCGAAGTCGCCCGAGTTAGAGTCGTCGTCGTGCAGATAGAAATGCTTGTTGTCTGCGGCCGTGAGCGTCTTGCCGGCCGTGCGGTTCTCGAACGTGATCGTGCTATCGAGCGCGTCGAGTTGATCGCTTAGCAGGTTCGTGATGCCGTAGAGATCGTCGAGCGCTTCTTGGACGGTCGTGGCCGTGCTGTTGGAGTCGCCGCCGTCCGCAGAGTTGTAGCTGACGGTCGTGGCATCGACGATGCCGGCGCTGACGTTGCGCACGCGCTCGTAGAGATCGTCGAGCGCGCCCGCGACGCTCGTCTCCGTGGAGTTCGAGTCGCCGCCGTCGCCAGACGAGTATGCGATGTTCTCGGCGCTGCCGCCCATCTGCACCCACTGGCCGCCCTCGAACTTGAAGTGCTGCGCTTCGTCAACGACGTAGGCGATCCACCCGCTCTGCGGCGTGTAGAACACCCAATTCCCGTTATCGTGGACGGCGATGTCGCCGAAGGCGTCGTCGCTGTTGGAGTCCTGCAACGAGTTCGAGTCGCTGGCGGGCACGATATACATGTCACCGTTGGCGACGGCCGCGCTGTTCGAGTCGTCCGTGCTCGGAGGCCAGATGGTCCGCGAGAGCACGCGCAACTGCACGACGGCCGAGAGCTTGCGCATGTTCTCGTCGTTGCCGGGCTTCCAAGTGTTGTCGCCCGCGTTCCAGAAGGCGGTCAACCCCAGCCCAGGAAGAGTCCGTTCACCAGCCATCACACGCCTCCGTAGTTCGAGCCATAATCGAAGCCATAGCCGCCGGCCCGAACGCGGACGGTTATCTCATGGCCCTGCAAGGATTCCAAGTCGTCGAGATCGGCGTCCTTAGTGGTCACGCGCACGCGCCCCACCGGCCCGTCGAACTCCAAAGCGTCAAGCTCGTAGGTCACGTCGTCGATCCCGTTCGCCTGGAACCAGAGATCGCCTGCGAGCGAGAACACCGTAACCGTGACCGTCGTCTGTGCCGGCAAATCAACGCTGCCGTCAGACCAGCCCAACACGGTCGAGTCTTCCGAGAAGCGGTTGCGGTTCGCCCAGGCCACCGTCAGGAACGGATCGCCAATCGCGTTGAGCGGCGCATCATCGTCCGCGAAGAACGTGCCATTGATGGAGACGTTCGCAGGACGCAGCGGCATGTGAGGCCGTTCGGTAAGCGTGCCGCTCACGATCTCCGCGTCATCTTCATTCAGGCGCCCGAGCGACGTGCGCGTGAGCATCTTGAAGTTCACGGTCGAGCCGGCGGCGAACGGGAAGTCGGTGTAGAAGACCGCGCTCTGGTCGATGAACCAGAACTCGGTGCCGGCCGGCCATTCCTTCGGCGTCGTGTCGAGCACGCCGCGCTTCAAGTTGAAGACGCCGCCGCTGTTCGAGTCGGCGCGTTCGACGTAGGCCCACTCGTCCACGGTCTCGTCGCCGCTGCCGAAGATGATGAAGCCACCAGCGATCAGGGTGTTCGTGTTCGGGCCTTGCGTCATCGTCGGCGGATCGAAGTTGCTCAGCGCCTCGGCCGCCAGATCGACGGTGAGCACGCCGCGCGACATGAGCGACTTCAAGCCGTCAAGCTCGAAGCTCAAACTGCCGTCGCTCAACGTGATCTCGCCCAGGAGATCGAAGCCGTAAGTGTCCGTGCCGCTCTGCGCGCCGAGCGCCGCGGCCAGCACGTTCGGATATTCGTCGGTGTCGTCGCTGATCTGGTTCGAGATGTAGTAGGGCAGCGTGACGACGCGCGTGAACTCGATAGGCGCGGGCTGCTCGCTCGTGTCGCGCCACGCCGTCTGGTTCGGGATCGTGTATTGACCCGGATCGAACGAGAAGATGTCTTCGGTCAACTGCACGCGGATATTCGCGTCGCCCGGCTTGCCGTAGTTGATCGTGCCGACGCGGAACGGCACTTCCTCGGCGCCGTGCTCCGGGTAGGTCAAGCGGATCACACGGCCGGGCGTCACGTCCCAGCCTTCACGGTTCGTAATCATCTCGCACTTCGCAAGCGGCGCGCTCGCCGTGCGCAGATCGCGGTTGAGCAGCATCATCGCGAGGTCGATGTAGCGCACGCCGTAATAGTTGCGGCTATCAGGCACGATGCCGCCGGCAGCAACGATGCCCGCGAGGTTCTGCAACGTGACCGACGTGTCCTTTTCGTTGATCGGGTTCGTCCACGTCACGGTGATTTCGTTGATAAGCTCGCCCTCGCCCTTGCGCGCGAACTTCTGCACGACGCAGTTGTCCGGCGTAAAGAGCGGCGCGTTCTCGACATCTTGGTCATCGCGGATCAGGAAGAGGGTGATGAGTCCCGTGCGCGGGTTGACGTAGATGGTGGCCTGGATGTGGTCGATCACTTCCGCAACGAAGTCTTCGATCTTCGATTGCTGCACCCACATCATCGAGAGTCCGAAGCCTTCGTCGAACAGCGTTTGCGCGCACGCCTCGAACGAGGGCACGTCAATCATGCTCGACGTGGCGCCCATGCCCCAATCGTTGTTCGTCAGGCACTCGTAGATGATGTGCGCAGGGTTCGCATCGAACAGTTGAACCGTCTGCAACTCTTGATCGGAGTTCGAGTTGTAGACATTCACGGGGATCGAGCCGCCGGGGATCAGCGCGAGTCCTTCGGTCAGACCACGAGCGCGACGGAGAACACGGGCCCAGATCGTTTTCAGGTTCGGGTTTTGCGATTGCCAATAGAAGCCGGGTTTCCCCTTCACGCCGTTCGGCGCACCGCCAAGACGGCCGATAAAGCCGATCAAGCCGAAGATGCCGAAGCCGATAGGTCCGATGTCGCCAGGAGCCGGATCGAACTGACCATCACTGCCGCCGTGAAAGAAGATCGACGCCATGCCGCGATACGCCGGCATCGTTGCCGACGTGAGGCCGAACTTCGCCGCGAGGTTTTCCGGCATCAACTGCGTCGGCGAACCGGGCATGAAGTGCGCGACGCCTTGCACGCCGCCCTCTTTCTTCGGGCCGCCGTAGAGTTCGAGTTGATTGATCTCGATGTCGCCTTGTCCGGTCGCTTCTCCGATCCACGCGGCTTTCTCGCCCGTGTAGATGCCGAGCAGCGCGTCAACCGGACCCGTGCAGATGCCCGCGTGAACGGACATCGTGTAGTCAGTGACCGGGATTTTCGGCTTCTTGCTCTTACCCACGGCGAGCCTCCCGCTTGATCTTGAGATCGACAACGCGCTGCGCGAGCGCGTCGCCCGTATCGAGCAACACGGCCGCGTCGATTCCGTCTTTCAGGAACGAGCGGAAATTCAAGCCGTGCTCATTGAACCAGCGGCGGATACCTACCGCGCAATGTCCGGCTTGCTGAATATCGGTGACGGTGATCCTCATGCCTTGACCTCGTAGTCTCGACGGCCCTTGTCACCATACCAGAGGATGTTGAGACCTTTCACGAGGATCGTGCCGAACACGACGGGGATCGGCCGGCCGCTCTCGGCGGTCGGGTTCTCGAAGTCCTTCGCGGCGTCGGGCTTCGGCGTCTTCGGCTTCGGCGCGATCAGGTAGGAGATCACGCTGAGAGCGACGGCGAAGAGAAGCTGTGCGACCCAATTCCAGATCATCGTCGTGCCCTCAGTAGTATTTGTTCGTTGCCGTGCCGATGGGGTTGTCCGTAGGGATATACGGTTGGCCCCCGAAGTTCGGGACGTTGTTATGCACCGTGAAGCAATCCGTGTCCACGAAGGCGGTCCCGTTGTGCTCGAAGCGATGGTTGCAGCCGAGCGAAATAGACACGGTGTCGCCGCTCTCCAAGCCGGTCGTAGGACCGTTAAGCCGCAAGCGAGTGAGGTCATCGACTCCGATGATCGCGCGAACGATGGTGCCGTTCGGGCCCGTCCATTCGGCGATGCCGCCAAGCGCTTTGATCTCCAAGCCGCCGGCCCATCCGTCGTTGAAGGTGAGCGCGGCGTTCTCGACGGCGATGATCGTCGGCGTGTAGGTAGCCGCCGCTTTGTTCGCGTTGCACTGCGGCCCGTAGAGGACGTGAGGGCAGCCATATTGATAGTGCCGGCGCAGACCCGTGCGGCGCATCGCCGTCGAGATCGGTTCGCACGAGAACACGGCTTCAACTCCCTCGCGCGAGCACGAGAGGACACGGCCGCTCCACTCGACGAGAAATTCACCGGCCGGATCGTTCAAGTGTCCGCGGCGCATGACGAGCGTCACCGGATAGGTCGGCGGCGACACGAGCCACAGGTTCGCGACTTCGGAGAGCAGAGGCGTCTTCACCGTGAGCGTCTTCTTGTCGAGCGTGCCGGACGACTCCACGCTGCCGTAGTCAATCGGGATCGGCTGGTAAGTAATCGCGCTGTGGACGATCTCTTGCTCCGCGTTCGTGTAGGCATAGTATTCCGATGCGCCAGCCCCATAGCGAAACAGGAACAGCGTAACCGGGTTGCCCTTCGTGCGGGATCGCTCTCGATAATCGAACGTCACGAGTTGGACTCCTCGTCTTCTGCCGGAAGGTCTTCCAGCGATTGAAAGTTCATTCGCATGTTCGCGGCTTCGTCGGTGACGAACTCAGCGGTCAGCGCATCGGTCGCGAAGCGCCAGCATTGCAGCCAACACGCGAACTCAACCTCGTCGTTGTCGTAGCCTTGATCCCAGACTTCGGTGAAGTTGATAAGCGTATCGAGGCCGTCCGTGTCGTCGATGGTGATGATCTCGTCGATGACCTTGAAGATGCGCGTGCCATCCACGAGTTGAATCATCATGGCCTTGTGCGTGTCGTCGGCCGCGAAAGCATCGAAGATCGCCGTGCCCTCAGTGCGGAAGCCGAGCGTGCTGCTCAGGATGTCGCCCTTCAACGGGACATCGTTCTCCCAAGTCGGCATGTAGAACTCGCCGCGGCGGCCCTTCATACGCTCGAACATGTGCAGCAAGGACTCGATCTCTTCGGCCGACTTACCGAGGAAGTCGCCGGTCCACATCTGCTGCGAATACGCAACCGGGCTCGTAGTGAGGATGCGGCCGTGCCCGTAGTCGAGAGTGTCGGTAGTGTGCATGTCGTCGGCGCCAACGGTGCCGCCCCAATTCGGTTGGCCGAGAAACAGTTCCTTGCCGTTGAACGTGAGGATCGCGTCGTTGAAGACTTCGACCTCCGTGCCCGGAAGTTGCAGGAAGCGCAAGTTGGTCTCTTGCACGCCGTTGTTGAAGCGGCGCCCGCGAGGGTCTTCTTGCAGCTTCGCCACGACGCCCGCGTAGATGCGCGTGTCTTCCGGCCAGTTGAAAGTGTCGGTGTCTTTGAACGTGAGCAGACCGTTCGAGTCGATAGACTCGATGACGCGCAAACTCGTCTGCTCGCCGGCAGCGAGCACGACGGCCGAGTCTTCCTGCATCCAGAGCGGCATCGTTTCGACGTTCACGGTGAACTCACCGGCATCCATCTCGCTCGTCGTGTGCGTGCTGCGCGAAGCGTCGGGCACGATGAACGGACGGTGCTGCCACAGCGCCATGATCTGACGGTAGCGGCGAAGGTCCGCGCCTTGCGTCGTGATAAGGAACTCGATGCTCTTGCGCGAGGTATCGCGAACCGCGCTGCGCTGCTCGCGCCCGCTGCGGCCCGTGAACACGTCGGTCTTGAACTCTCGCGTGATGCGATACGGTTCGCGCCAGTTCGGCAGGAACGGCCACAGGAGCGAACGCTGACCCGTGACTTCGACATCGAACACTTCGGTCGTCGAGAACGTGAAGGTGATCGTCTCTTCGAGGTTCGGCGGACCATCGCTCGTCACCGTGAACGGCCATGCCTTCAACGTGAGCGCCGGCATGACGCGAGGAACGGCGTCGCCACCAAGCGCGACTTCTTCGCCGATAGCGAACTCGATGCTTTCGAGCGTCACAGAGTCGAAGTAGGCGTTCCAGACCGTGATCTCGCGCGTCGTGGTCGTTACGATGGCGCCGAAGTCGAGCGAGTTCGGCAACAGGTAGACGCGAAAGTAGAAGTCATCGAGGAACGAGAACGTGCGATGCCCGCCGTAGTTCTGCGAGATCGGATCGGGGTTGACGAACTCGAACGCACCATCGAAAGGATCAGTCGGCATGTGCGCCAGAAGCCGCTCACCTTGCGGGAGCGGTTGAAGCTCGTAGCTTCCGAGGCCACCGCGCTCGAACGCAGACCAGATCGGTTCGACGTAGCCGAGCGCCATTACGGGGCATCCTCTTCGAGATACGCATAGCCGAGGTAGTAGCTCGACTCTTGCTGCATCCAGTTCACGCCACCGATACCGCCAGCGAGATTGATTACCGTGCTCTTAGTCGAGTGCGGGAACACACGCCACGTTTCGTTGCCGACCGTGATCTGTTGACCGGGCTCCAAGTCCTGCATGTTGACCATGCGAACGCCGGGCGGCCGACCGACCGGAACGAACGACGTGTCGGTGTTGCCGGAAATCAGAACCGGGCAATAGAGATTGACCGGCACGAGGATGTTCATACCGGCGAACGCAGCCTTGCCGTCCATCACCCATCCGTCATTGAATGCGTCTTGGAAGCCGCCGACGATCTGTTCACCCGTGTATTCGTCGAACGGCGAACTCGTATTGATCGGAGCCTCGAAACGCTTCCAGGCAGTGCCCGTGTTGTTCGCGTGAACGATGTGCGCGCCGCCGTGATTTCCGATGCCTTGCAGCGACGACATGCCCGAGAACAGGAAGTGGTTCTCAGAGTCGTCGGTCCAATGCACAGTCGAACTAGTCGAAGAACGCCGGCCGCCGCCGCACGCGATAATGTCGCGCCCCTCGACGCCGCCGCGCGCTTCGAGCTTTCCGAGATACAAGTGGCGGAAGCTGTTGAACCCATACTCGATCACGACGCCGATGAACGGGTTCTCCGTCGCGACGGCCGTTCCGAAGATGTGCAGACGAGTCGGCAGCGACACCGAAGGGTTGGCGGTCGTAGCTGCGCCAGTGTTCAGCTTCGGCGACGTAATGCGAGCGATGTCATCGTCCGCAAGCGAGTTCGATCCGCCGTTAGCTTCACTCCACCAGCAATCGTGGTTCTGGTTGTTCGTGCCCGAGATCAGCGCTTGGATTTGCCAATAGATGTCCGTCTCGGCGCTGTTCGAGTCACCGGGGCATCGAATCTTCGGCACGTTCGGAGACGAGAGGTCGGTGTCGAAACCATTGGCCGCGGCGAACGCACCGACGAGAGCCGGAACGTCCGTGATCGCACCGATGTTGTGAACAGAGTAGGCCATTGTCGATCCTTACGATGCGCTGTTGGAGTCTTCGGGCAGGCCGAGCGCGAGCGCCCAAAACTCGAAGATGTCCGTGCGGAAGATGTTCGGGAAACAGATGTGGTCGAGACCATTGGCGAGCACGACGTTCTCAGCCGAGTTGCCGCGGCCAGGAACGTGATACACGCCTTCGAGCACGCCGTAGAACGTGCGATTCGGCCCGCGTTGCGGGAGCCCAATCGGCGTCAAAGGAAACTCGCCGTCGTATGCCTGGATGATACGCGCGTGATGGCCCGTGTAGCCTTTCTGCGAAGAACCGTTGTTCTTCTCAATGCGCCAACTGGTTCCGTCGTCGTGGAACTCCCACGGCGTAACTCCGACGATCTGACTTTCGTTCGCGCTCTGCGCAACAGTCAGCCATTCTCCGCTCGGCGAAAGCATCTGAGCACTCGGACCAAACGGGCTCGAAGGAGTCGTGTCGATCTCGCTGCGCGTGAAGTTCGAGTGCGCCGCGTCAGTCGAACGCCAATCGAGAATTTCGCCCGAGCCGCTGCTGTTGCCGCTCGTGCCGCCGATGAACAGCGGGTAGCTGTATTGAGTGGGATCGCCATACGGCAGGAAGAGACCGCAGTAGAAGCCCTCATAGACGGTCGAGACTTGGACGCAGCCGGCAAAGCGGCGGCCGTTCGCCGAGAACCAATAGTCCATCGGGTTGTTGCCGCGCAGGTGAATGCGAACGCCGCCGTTCGGCGTGACGTTGACGTGCTCGTCGTAGTTCTCCGCGCTCGGAATGATCCCGGTCATGCCGACAATTTCGATCCACGAAGAGTCGTTGAGCAGGTTCGTCACGAGACGCATGCCGATGTAGACTTGATCGCTCGCGGTCAAGCCCGGCCCGCGGATCACAATGTCCGTGCCGTTCTCGCCCAGGCTGTTCGAGTCGGGCGTCCACACGACAACCCAATTCTGCGAGTCCGCGACGAGCGTCGGATCGGTCGTGAGAAAGTCGATCAACCGCTCGAAGAAGTCGAAGCAATCGGTCGCCGTGCCAGTTTCGTAAGCCATCGTCGTTACCCTTGCAGTGCCGCGTTAAATGCGTCTTTGTTTTCCCGAACGTAGTTGAGCAGCGCGCGCTCACCCGGCGCCGACGAAAGAGCTTGCTCCATCGCTTCACCCGGATCGAACACGTTGACGACCTTCACAGAGCCCGGCGGGCCACCGTTCGCACGGTGGCGCGGATCGTTCTCCGTAAGCACTTCTTCGCCGCGCTTCAAGATCGAAGGCACTTCGTCGGCCTTGAGGCCGGCGATGCCGCCAGTGTGATAGCGCATCGCGTTCGCGAACCACATCGGGTTCACGTTCCGCTTCGGGCCGGAACCGGCCATGCCGCCGCCGTGGTTCGTCGGGATCGCGGATGCCACGAGGCCACCGAAGCCGGTCGATTGGATCGCTCGCAGAATCAGCGCTTGGATAATCATGCGCGCGATCTGGCGCAGGAAGTCGGCCGCGAACTGGCGGAAGATGTCGCCAATATTTTGCAGCGCTTCACCCCACGACTGAGTGCCGTCGATGGCCTTACCAATTTCGTCGGTGGCCGAGATGATCGCGTCAGTCACACCTTCGGCGAACATGTTGTTGATGCTCGTCGCGGTTTCGCGCAGGCGTTGCTCCGTCTCGCTGAGTTCGGAGTTCAAGCGTTCGAGACGCGCGATGGCTTCTTCGTCGCCCAGGCGTCGCGCGAGTTCGAGCGCGGCGTCACGAGCAAGTTCGATCTGCACGCGCATGCGCTCGATGTTCGCCAACTGCTCGGCTTGTTGCGCGCGGTTCAATTCGCCGGCGCCGCGCGCCGCCTCGAACTCACGGATAGCCTCTTGCCGCTGGCGTTCGAGCGCCACGACTTCTTCGACTTGATCGCGCAACGACTCTTGTGCGCGTTCGGTCTCGATGATCTGGCGACGAGCTTCGGCCCAGCCTTGCGCATACTCGGCAGTGAGGTCGATGCCGGCTTGCAGAGCTTCTTCTTCGATCTGCTGTTGCACGCTGACCGTTTGGCCGAGCAGTTCGCGAAGCTGGATTTGCTCTTGCAGAGTTTGCAGGCGAAGGCGTTCGGCTTGTTCCGCATCGAAGGAAGCGCCGACGCTATCGCGGATCGCTTGCTCTTGCTCACGGCTGATCTGCACACCGCGCTCACTGGCGCGTTGACGCGCCTCGAACACCGCACGTTCGATCTCTTGCTGACGGACGCTCTGACCAATCAAACCGATCTCGAAGCGGCGCAGTTCGATGCTGCGTTGCAAGTCTTCGTTGAACTCGCGTTGATCGTCACGGCGGCTGCGCGAACGACGGCCGCGGCTTGCTTCACGCTGGTCTTCCTCGCGGAAGCCGCGTTCGAGTTCGGCGCGAGCTTGTTCGCCGAGTTGCCGGCGCCGTTCGAGTTCCTGCGAGTCGGTGACGCCTTCCAAAGATGCCGCGATGTCCGCTTCCAACTGGTCGCGAGCGCCCGAGCGTTCACGCGCACGCGCGAGCGCCGGAATACGATCTTCGACACGGCCGAGCGCTTCCTGCGCTTGCTCCGCAAGACGGGCCTGCTCACCGAGAGCATCGGTCATGCTGCGCACGCTGCCGGTAGCAGCGTCGTAGGTCAGGCCCATGCGATTGACGAGGCCGTCGAGGTTGTCGATGCGGTCGCCCAGGCGGTCGGTAACGACGGCTTGTTCTGCCATCGCGACTTCCGCTTCGCGCGCGCCGCGGGTCACTCCGATCAACTGACCGAGCAACGATTCCATCGCGTCGTTCTCGGTCGCGTCGAACATTTCCGTGAGTTGCTGCTGATACTCGAACACGGTGATCCGGCCTTGCTCAAGCCGGTTCGTGAGATCGCGCAGTTGGCGGACCATCGGGTCATTCGCGAGCGCCGCGTTACGGCGTCGGAACGAGTCGATGATCTCGTCAGCGGAGTCAGATGCTTCCTTACGCAGATCGGCAAACGAGTTCGCGAGCGCGTCGAGGTTCGAGCGAGCTTCAATCGTGCTGACATCCACCAACGCTGCGTTGAACTCGCGTTGCTCGGCCGTCGCGCGCTGCGCTTCCGCCGCAAACAAATCCATCTGGCGGTTGTGCTCGTCGAGAGCTTGAGCCGAGTTATCGACCGCACCCTCGAAGTCGATGAACAGAGCCGCGAGAGTCGAGAGCGCGATCAGTGCGATACCGATAGGCCCAAGCGAAGCGAGCACGGTGCGAATGCCAACAGCGACGGCGCCGGCAGCGGCGGCCAAGCGCACGCCGGCCGCGGCGGCTGCATTCGACGCTACGCCGTTGGCGATCACTGCGGCCGTATACTGGCCGGTCGCCACCAGAAGCGCGCGCAGCGTAGCGAGCAACGCGACGCGGCCGGCTACGGTGGATTGCTCCACAATCTGCCCGCGGATTTGCGCGGCCGTCAGACCCGTTTGCGCGGCCGTCAGTTCGGCGGCAGCGACGGCGCTCGCGCGCATCTGCAACACGAGGTTCGAGAAAAACTGCGCGGCCTTGAGTGCGATGAACGCTCGGAAGCCCAAGATCAACAGATCGAGGTTCTGCACGATCACCGACAACACGCGAACCATCACACCGAGAGCGGCGCCGAGTTGCAGGAAGAAGTCACGGCCTTCACGCGACCGGAACAACTCGTTCAACTCTTGCAGCGATTCACGCAGCGCTTCCGAGAAGCCGCCGGCAGCGATGCGTTGTTGCGCCTCGAAGATGTTGTTCGAGAAACGATCCAGTTCGGCCGTCGTCGTCGAGAGCGCGGCCGGAAGCTGGCCGCCGAAGCGTTCTTCCAACTCTTCGGCAAAGCGCGTCAGGTTCTCTTCGTTCGCGAGCACTTCGCCGCGACGAATCATGTCGTTCAATTCGGCCGTGCTGACACCCAGAGCGTCGGCAAAGATGTTGAACGCGCCCGGCAAGCGGTCGCCCAACTGCCGGCGCAATTCTTCCATCGACACGGTGCCTTTGGAGATCATCTGTTGCAGGGCGAGGTAGGTGCCTTCGAGTTCTTCGGTCGTCACCTTATTCACGCGCGCAGCAACAGCGACCGCTTGGAAGATGCGGCGCGTGTTCTCCGTGGAGAAGTTTGCAGCGTCGGCCGCGATAGCGAAGCGACCATATTCTTGAGCGAGCACGCGGAACGACAATCCGAGTCGATCCGCTTCCTGCGAGATGAAGCGAAGCTCTTGGCGCACCTGCGCTTGGTCGCCACCGAACGCGACGTTCAATCGGGATTGCGCCGCTTCGACCGCACGAAGCGCGCCAATCACGCCACCGATGTTAGTGATCGCAGCGTAGAGCCCGAGGTAGCCGGTCGCGAGCGAGAGCACTTCGCCGCGCAGACGTTGAGCGAGCGAGAGAGCCCGACGAGACTGATCGCCGAACTGACGAATGCCGTTGGCGGCCTGAATGCCGTTGACCGAAACTTGACGAAGGCCATTGGCGAGAACTTGCGTGTCACGGCCGAGAAGCGCCGCAGCCACACGGGCCGCTTGCTCTTGTTGCGCAAGACGCGCGGCGCTCTCACCGCGTTCCGCGAGCGCGACGGCCGCGAGACGGTTCGTTTCGGCTTCCTGCTGACGCGCAGCAATGCCGGCGCGAACTTCGCCACGCAGCCGCGCGAGCGCCGCGATCTGTTCGTTGTAGGCCGCGGCGGCTTCCTTCGACGCGGCTTGAGCCGCCACGAATTGACCGCGCAGCGCGGCCGTGGGCTGCGCAGTGTTCGCGATCTCGCGGCCGAGGCGATTGGCTTCTTCGCGAGCAGCGGCCCACGCAGCTTGCGTCTGCCGAACGGCTTCTTGCTGCGCACGGAATTGCGCCGTCGCTTGAGCCGCGGCGCCGCCGGCCGCGCCGCCCGTGCCAGCGCGAACCGCTTGTTGCTGACGCTGGATCGCGGCCGTGACTTGTCCCATCGCCGCGGCCGTTTCGCGGGCCGACTGAGCGACGGCTTCTTGCGAGGAATCGACGGCCCCGAGTTCGGATGCCATAGCGTCGGCGCGACCGCGCACTTCCGCCATTTCCTGATTGACTTGTTCGAGCGCACGCGCGTCGTTCAACGCCGAACGCGCGGCCGTATCGAACTCACGGTTGGCCCGCGTGAGCGCCGTCTGCGCTCGCGACACATCAGCATCGAGACGACGGAACTCCACAGCGGCGGCCGACACGGCTTGCTGCGTTGCACGCACTTTCGCTTGCGTTTGTTCGAGACGCGCGATGTCGAGATTCAAGCCAGGCGATTGCGGAGCGAAACGACGACCGGCAGCAACGGCGCGAGCTTGTCGTTCCTGCAACTCCACCAGTGCGGCGAGAGCGCGCTTCTGTTGATCTAGCGCGGCGGCTTGACGGTTCGATGCGGTCTGCGCTGCCGTGAGATCGCGAGCGGCCTTGGCTGCCTTCTCCGACATCTCGCCCATGCGGACGCCGCTCTCACGCGACGCACGTTCGAGCCGCGTGGCGGATTGCGCCATGCGGTCCATCTGCGTTGCGACACGGCCGAGCGACTGCAGTCCGGTCGCCGTGCGTTGCAGATCGGCAAGCTCAGTCGTCAAGCGCCCGAGCAGACCGTTCGCGGAAGCGGCCGACTCACCGACGCCTTGCTGGGCGTTGCGCAGCCCGAGCAGCGCGTCAGTGATCGACTCGATTGCCGCCTTGGCCTGATCGCGTGCCTTGATGACTAGTTCGACATCGCGTTTAGCCATAGCTCAGACCCTACTTCGTGGAGAACGACTTCAAGAGCTTCGAGAAAGCCTTGCCGCCCTTCTTCGACATGACGCTCATAATCGCGCCTTGCGTGAGGATGGCTTGGCTGACGAGAAGCCCGTTGATCCGCTCTACCACGATCTCGGTCTCGCTCAAAACGAGCCCGAGCGGCCAGTATTCGGCGTCAGGATAGCCGTTCCCTTTTAGCTGGGAGACGAGCTTTCGGAGACCGCGGACCCACTCTTGGAGGCCCGGAGGCCGTCTAGGAGTTTGCGGACGCCCCCGCTCACCCGGATCACGGTCTCCATGAACTCCCCCACGCCGTCATCCCCGAAGGTCAGTTCCCCGATCTTTTCGAGGGCCTTGAGTTGGACGGGCGCCGGCAGGCGGGCCGCGACCGCATGCGCGGCCGTCACTTCGTCGCCCGAGAGCTTCTTCCCGTCGCCCAGATCGCAGGCGTAGAGGATCAGATCAGCGACGACATCCGGGGCCTGATCGAAGATCGCGACGGCCATAGCGCCGAAGTCGTTCACGTCGATCTTGTCGCCGCCGGATTGAATGCGATCCCAGAGGGCCACCAGATCGGGCCCGTGGATGCGAACGAGTTTGAGAACGTCGTTAAAGGCGATGCCGCGGACGACGAGCTTCTTGCCTTTCGGCATAGAAATCTCTGCCGTCTCGAAGCCGAGTTCGGTCAGTTGGTGAGACATAGTTCCCCTTTCAGACAAGCCAAAGGCCCGTGCCAGTTTTCATGGCACGGGCCTCGTGACTTTGCAACCCCGCCCGGATTACGGGTTGTAGGGCTGGCCGTCCGCGTAAATCGCTTCGCGCGCGGTCGGCTTGAGGATTTCGATGGTCAGCGGGATTTGCTGCCACTCGTCGCCCTTGAGCGCGTAGTCGCCGTTCGGCGAGAGCTTCGTGCTCGGGAAGAAATAGTCGATCTTCGGACCAACCGGGTTCTCCGCGAGGAAGCGCAGGCAGCCGGCGACGGCCGTCGAGCCCGAGATCACGCGGTCGAGGCTGTGAGCCTTCACGGTCGCCGTGTAGCCCAGCGTCGAGCCTTCGACGATGCCGCCACCCGGAATCACATAGACGCGACCACGGGCCAGATCGACCTCGTAGTCCGTGCCTTCGACATACGGCGTCGCCGCCGAGTTGGAGTCGGTGGCGTCGAAGAAGACCGGAGCAACGCCGGCCGAGTTGGAGTCGTCGTCTTCACCAGCGAGGTTCTTCGCGCCGGTCGGACGGGCGTCACTCACGCCAAGCTGGTAATAGCCGCCCTGCTCGACATCGGCGAACTCGCCGTCGATAGCGCCGCCGGCATCGACGTTCGCAGACTTCGAGCCGAAGAAGAACAGCGCGACGTTTTCGAGATCGACGTTATCGGTGACGAGCGTGCCCGTGCGATCAACTTGGAGCGAGATCGACTCGTCCTTCTCACGGATGCCGCGGTCGGCCGAATAGTGGTCGAGCTTTTCTTCTTCGATGGTCAGGTTGAACTCGGGCGTGTTGCCGAGATAGCGTTCGCGGACGGCCGCGGACGTATAGGTGCCGTTCGGGAAGCGGCCGAAATAGACCTCGCCCTTGCCGAGCGTATACTGGTTGGATTCGTTGCCGAGGGACATGGGCGTTCTCCTTGCGAAATTCAGTCGGGGCCGCAGCCCCTCGAACTATGATCTACAGCCCCGGTGGCTGCCAAAGTCAACGGGTCAGGCGTAGGGATTTTCGAGGTCTTCCACCATATCGAGGGAGACCCGCAGCCAAAAATAGGTTTTGGACGACACGTCGTCCGGCGGCCGGCAAACAGGGCTCCCGATGCGGATGCGCGAGATCGCCGGCTCTCCATTGGGCGTCAGGATGCCGAGGATCGCCGTCTCGGCGCCTTTGGCGAACCCGCCTGCCCGGCGTTGCTTGTTCCGCTTCGAGTTCTCAATGGCGAGCACGCGCACAACGTCGGCCGCCAGCCGGTATGCTTCATCGGTCGGGTTCTCTTTGTCGTCCTTCACGAAACCCTGGATCAGCAAATCCCACGGTCCCGAACTGGCGTTAGATTCCGGCGGGCTATCGAGTTGATCGGCCGCGACCGGCATTTCCAAGATCGAGACCATCGGCAACGGATCGCCGTCGCCGAAAGCGTTGCGCCCCCGGAAGACCGAGTTTTCGAGATTGAAGTTGAAGCCGGTCGAAGCCGAGTTCGAGTCGTCCGGCCGCACGGACGCGATCAAAGTCGTCAGCGCGATCATCGTGCGAAGTCGTTGCGGATCAGCCATTGCGTTTCCTCCGAAGTAGCTCGATCTGACGGAAGAACTCTTCCTCGATCTCGTTCAAGATTTCGGGCTCCATGTCGGCCCAGATGCCTTTTCCGTCCTGATTGATTAGCGCTTGTGCGACGCTGGGTCCATAGAGCGACCACAAACCGCCGCTGCCGATCCGCCGCGGTTTGTAGGCACCGGAAGGCTTATTGCGCGAGCGCACGGCCAAGAGAGTTCGAGGGTTGTCGATGTCGCCAGAGATGTTGAGCAGGAACGCGCCGGGCATTCCACGCACGCGGCCGGGCTGCACTTCCACTCTGATCTTGCCCTTCTTCCGCGATGCGCCAGAGACGAAGCGCGCGAGAGATCGAGGGTTCGAGCTTGCGCCAAGCCGCGCTTCGAGGCGGCCGGGCGACGCAGGACGAATAGTGATCTGGCCTTCGGAGCCAGTCAGGTATCGAGCACCGAAAGCGATCTGTTCGCGAAGGCGCTTGCCCGAGCGCGAGCGAGCGTTGCGTGCAGCGCGGTTGACGGATCGCTGCGCAGCAAGCGCAACGTCAGCCGGCAGGCTCTCCATCTCTGCGAGAAATTCGAGACCCTTGACCTCGAAGGAAAGACGATCAGCCATCGGGATACGGGAGACCGGCCGAGTCCTCTGCATCGAGCGGGCTGCAATGCACAGTGATCGTCTCGCGATCACGCGGCTCGATGTGGTCGATCTGCCATGCTTCGCCGGCTTCAACCGAGAACACCGCGTTACGCGCGAGCGTCACGCCGGCTGCGGCGAGATCGGCAACCCAACAGATGACCTTCGGGATTTGCTCGATGCGTTCGGCGGAATTGAGCGACGTGCCGGCTTGATCGCCCAGCGCCTTCTCGCTCGTGTGAACGCGGATTTGAACTTCGGGCGGCGTGCCCGAGTTCGAGTCGTAGGGGATGGAGGCGAGATAGTAGGCCGCAACTCGCATCGTGTCATGCACGACGGAGCGAGCGTGTGCCTTCTTATCTCGCCATCCAGTCATTCCTCATTCCTCTTCGTCCACGTTGCGCGGAGCGCCGTTGAGTTCGTCACCGAGCATTGCCGCTCGCGAGCGGTTGGTGCGGTCGGCGGGCGCACCGGGGCGCGCGGTCGAAGAACGACGGCCGCCACCAGACGGCGACTTGCGGCCGGCCGCTTTCGCCTTGGCGCGTTCTTCCGCGGCGCCGGGCTTCTCAGCCCAACCATCACGGATCAACGCCTTGGCTTCCTTGTCGCGAACGTCGCCGGTTTGTTGCGGCTTGAGGACGACGGTTTCACCCTTCGGGTCGGGTGCGACGATGCGAACGAGAGCTACGATTTTCATGTGCAGGTTCCCTCTGCTGCTAACTGGCAGCCCAAAGGGCCGCTCGACGGATTGTCGGCGGCCCCAGGCTACTTTCAGTCGAACGCGGATTAGCCGCCCGAGTTCGAGTCTTCTTCCACGACCCGCGCGTGGAACGTGCGGTTCGGGTGGGTGAGGATCGGAAGCGGCGCGCTCTGAGTCATGATGTTCAGAGCGGACGGGTCTTCCTGTTCCCACATCTTCGGGAACACCGGCAGGGCTTGCAGACCGGCCTTGGCGTCGAGGATGGCGCCGAAAGCCATGACACCGCCCACGTTCGCGCTCGTGAGCACGATGTCGCGCGGGTTCATAAAGTCCACTTGGTTGCCCGCGTCGTCTTCGTAGAAGTCGTTGTAGAGCACGATGGTCAGCGTGCCGATACGACCGACGACGACGAACGGAGAGTCCGGCGTGGTGGACGGGATCAGACCGCGCACCATGTCCACCTGACCATTCTTCATGGTCGTGTCCATGTGTTCGAGCAGCCCTTGGTTCTTCTGCATGCGCGGCCAGACTTCGCGGCCGACGATCAGCGTCGCGGCGAGACCGCCGAACTTCGCGTTCGCCATGCGATCCGAATATTCTTGGAGGTCGCGGAAGATGTCGTGCGACTCGTCCCAGAAATTCGTGGTCTTGATCTCGGTGAGATCGGCGTCGCGGTCGAAGTCCACGATGACGGACGGGCCGTCTTCGTAATCGACGCGGACCTTCGCGTAGATCATGGCCTGAGCGCACATCAGTTCCCAGCGGCGCTCGATGATCGAGCGATGATGCTTGAGGATGTCCGCCACTTCCGCGTCCCAATTTTGTTGGGGCGAGCGCGGGGTGTCGTCAAACAGGTTGCCCGGCCGGCGCGTGAATTGCTCAGACGGCACGACGGGATCGCGCGGCTTGATGTAGGCCGGCGAAAAGCTCTTGGCTTCCGAGCCACGACGCTTGTAGGTCGGGCGGCCCGTGTTGGTCGGCAGGACGAACGGCGCGACCTTACGATCCGAGTCGATCTGCTCGAAGATGATGTTCGGGCTGGTCGATTGGAACGTGTTCGCGGAGAACCCGCCAATGTTGCGCCAGAAGTTCGACGGCGACGCGAGACGTTCGTCGCGGTAGACGCCGAGCAGGACGCGGGGAGGGAGGACAGTCAGGGACATGGGTGTGGCCTTTCTTCGTTGGTGCTCGGCTTATTCCAGGCCGACGTTCGACGGGGTGGCGGTCTTGATGACATCCACGGAGAACCCTTGGCCGTTGGCTTCGAGGTTCGCGCGGAGCGAGTCGAGCGTCCAACCCGCGCCTTTGTTGAGGCGGTCGAAGTTGAACACACCGTCCCGGTAGAAGCCGACATCGACGCCATTGCCGGCATCGAGAGACGAGTTCGAGTCCGTGACGGAGTTCGAGTCGTTGTTCGTGACCGCATGCGTGGTCACGCCAATCGGATTCTGCGAACCGTCAGCCGCGGCAGCCGCCGACGCAACGAGCAGGCCGGTCGCGGTCACGCGGCCGACGAGCGTGTATTGCGGAAGGTCGTCGATGGCCTTGCCGTAGGAGACGAGCGTCGGGGCCTGACCCGCGAGGATCGTGTTGTCCTGGGTGAACGCATCTTCCGAAGAAGCGGCGAGGCCCGGAGCGTAGGTAGGAACAGCGGTCATGGGTGTTTCTCCGTGAGAGGGGTGTCTGGTTTACGCCGAAGCCTTGGCGCCGAAGGTGTTCGCGAGAATGCGCTGGGCGACTTCATCGTCCTTCGCACGGTCGTCCTTCTGGGTGTCGCCGTTACCGGCGCCAACACCAGACTTGCCTTCTTGCTCCATGACCTTATCGAAGCCCTTGGAGCCGGCGTTCGTGGTCGTGGTTTCCGCGGCGGCGGCCGGCGCTTCTTCCGGCAGCTTGGCGAGGAATGCCTTCGCCTGCTCGACGGACATATCCGAGTCCATCGCGAGGGCGTCGGCCGCGGCCGGGCGCTTCTTGGCTTCGTCGAGAGCCTTGATGCCCGCAATGCGCGCGCGTTCGGCCTTCACGCCTTCCGCCGAGCCCGCAGAGCGAGCGGCAGCGACGGCTTGTTCGTTGGCCGCGGCGCCGGCGGCATCTTTTTGCTCTTGAGACATCTGGTCTTCTCCTTCATTCGAGCCGCACAGGTAGGCCGCAAAATCGGCCAGTGCTTCATCCAAGGGGCCAACTTTGTCGGCCAACCCCTGATCTACAGCCTCGGCCGCGCCGAAAGTCAACGCCTCAGTCGCCCGAACTGCCGATTCTTTCATCTTTCGATTGCGAGCCACCTGCTCGACGAAGATCGCATAGGTGGCGTCGATGCGCTTCTGGATGCGCTCTTTCGCATCCGCCGACAACGCCTCGTAGGGGTTTCCATCGACCTTGTGCTTGCCGGCGAAGATGAAGGTGATCTTGACGCCTTCGGCTTCCATTCGCTTCGAGAGGTCGGTGTGCGCGGTCACGACGCCGATGCTGCCGACGCCGCCGGTCTTCGAGACCGTGATCTTCGAGGCGGCCGACGCCACAGCGTAGCCGGCCGAGAAAGCATGTTCATGTGCGAAGGCTTGGATCGGCTTCACCGAGCGCGCCGCGTGAATGCGGTCGCAAAGCTCGAAGCACCCAGCGACCATGCCGCCGGGAGTGTCGCAGACGAGCGCGATGCCCTTCACTTCGGGATCGACGAGGCCACGTTCCATCGCCTTCTGAATGTAGTAATAGCCCGTCGCATACGAGCCGAGCGCATACGGGAAGTTGTGCAGCAACACACCTTTGACCGGAATGTGCAGCACGCCGGCCTTCACTTCGTAAGGGCGATACGCCGCGCGCCAATCGCCTTGCGCCGGCCAGAAGTTGTCCTGCGCCATCGGCGAAGTCAGCAAGTCTTCCGCCTTCGAGTGCGCGGCGACCGCGCGCAGAAGCGCGTTCACATGCTCGCCGTGATCCGGCGCCACGAGAACGGAGCCACCGTCAACGGCAAAGAGCGCTTGCAGACCGTCATTCATCGGACTTCTCCTTGGTCTCGCCGTCGCCCTGTTCGCGAGGTTCGCCGGTCGTTGCATTCTCCATATTCGGGTCTTCCTCGATAGGCAACAGGCCGCGCGCTTCGCGGTCTTCCTGCTCGCGCTGTTGCTGCGCGAAGACCTTGCGGTAATCGTAGCCCAAGCGTCCAAGCTCGATCTCGTAGGTGCTCAGACCCTTCGAGATGCGCAGCGCCGCAGCCTGCGTTTCCTTCAATTCGTCGATCTGGCCGCGGCTCGCGCCGATCCATTCGCACTGCGTATAAGCGTCTTTCATGCCCTTTTCGTAGAAGTCGGGCTTGCCCTTCATGGCCTCGATCTGGCCGCTGTTCACAGCTTCCTCGAACCACAAGCGATAGACTGCAGTCGCAAAACGATCCGCGACCATCTTCTTGCGCGAGAGCATGAACTTCCACGTTTCGGTCATCGCTGCACGAACGGCCGAGTAATTCGTTTGCGAGTAGTCGCGAGACAACTGCTCGTAGCTGACGCCCAGGTTCGCCGCGATGTAGCGCAGCAACGAAGCCTCGAACTCCGTGCCGAGCGGGCCGCCCTGACCGGCAGGCCGCAGTTGCAGCTTCGTGCCGGGGAACAGGTGCGGAATGCGAACGCCGCCGATGGCGAGGTTGCTGGAATGGCGCGCGTAATCGCTGACCGAGCCGAGATATTCTTCGGCGAACTCGACCAGTTGCGACGTGTCGCCGCCGCCCAAAGTCTCGAAGGCTTCCATCTTCGGCAGATCGCTTTCGATGGACGCCGCGAACGTCGCGTTCACGACCGCGTTTTGCAGAACGATGTCGCGGAAGCGTTTCGTTTGCTTCATCTCTTTCAACGCGGTCACAAGGTCGCTCATGCCGCGCGTTTGATCCGGGCGCTGCTGTTCGAGGATGTGAATGACTTGCTGGCGTCCAAACCAAAGACGCGCCGGCACACGCTTCCACTGGTGGGCGCGCTCCGGGTTCACTCGGTTCACATCGGACGGATGCGCGCGGCGAATGTAATAAGCCTGCGGAGCGCCGAACTCGTCCTTCTCGATGCCGCCGACGATGTTCTTGAGCGGATCGCCGCCAACCGGATTACCGAGACGGTCGCACTCGACCATCTGGATAGCCGTGTGATACGGCCGCATGCGGTCGCGATCCTTGATGTATTCCGCGGTCGCGAGAACTTCGCCGCCGTAGAGATACACGCCGACCGCAAGACGCACGAGACCCGTGAGGGTGTTCATGCGCGACGCATCGACCCAATTATCCGGGCTCTCGGCCCAGAGCATGAACTTGGCTTCGACTTCATCTTGGAACTCTTGTTCCCACTTCTCGTCGTCGATGCCGAGTGCCCGCATGTTCGGCTTGGCGTTGAGCACGAACATTGCGCCAACGATGCCGTCCTTGTGCAGCGCAGTGCCGCTTTGAACGAACGCATCGTTGCGCGTGATGTCGCGAGCGCGCGCGGTCGCCGCGTCGCGTTCGTAGATGATGTCGGCGTCGCCCGAGCGAAGCGGCGGCGACCACAGAGCAAGCTCTTGGTTCGTCCGGCTCGCGCCTTCAAAGGCCCCGCCTACGAGAGCGTGGTCGCCCCGGCGGGCGCGGGAGGGAGCCGCGTCCTCGCGCCGGGGCGACGCTTCATCGGCCAGGGGAGGGCCGAGAAGTTCTTCAACAGATCGCGTCATACGAACCACACCTTCATCGGGCCTTTCGGCTCTTTGTTAGCGCCCGCAAGCTGCCCTTCCAGCGAGGCGATATATGCGGCCAGACGGGCAGCGTTGGCCGGCGTGTATTCAACCCGTTCTCCGTTCTGATCGACGACAACCCGCGCCGAACGCCCGGTGAGCAGTTCGTGGTAGGCCGCCTTGGCATCGTCGAGTCGTTCTTGGAGCGTCATGGCGGGGCCCTCGGGTTAGCTGAATGACCAGCATTACCCGTCGCCCGGCGGCGACGCAACAGGGCGCCCTAGGCCAATTCCTCGCCAAGCTGGCGCAGCGACTTCCGCTTCCGGCGGGGCCCCCGGTCGAACCGGGGCGTGGCGTCGCCCTCGAACACGAGATCGTTCTTATCCCACTCGGCCGCCCACGACGGCGGGTCAGACCAGTCGATGTGTTCCGCATGGATGCGCTTGTCGAGATTGAGGGCGAGCGCGTAGTAGAGCAAGTCGAGCGCTTCGTTGCGCTTCTGCGAGATCGACACCCACCCTTTCGGCGTGCGCGTCTCGGCCGTCAACTGCGTGTAGAGCCAATCTTCGGCCCAGAAGGGGAAGTGAACCATGCCGCCGTTCGGGTCCGTTCGGCCGAGCATAGCGCTCACCTGATCCTTCATCTGGTTCGAGTTTATCATCGCAACGGGAACGTCGCCGCGCGCGATGGCCTTGCGATCCTTGCGCTGCGAGTCCGGCGTCGTGATCCGGTAGCGCGCGTTGTTCTGTTTCGTCGGATCGCCCTTCACGAGTTGGAAGCGAAGGTGATGCTTGCGATCATGCTCGTCGTCGCGCAACCGGCGCCAGAAATCGTAGGCGTTTGCCGTCACGCCTTCCTTACCGCCGGAGTCGCAGCATACCATCTTCATCTGCATCACGCGGCCAGAGAAGTCGTTGAGCGGGTAGGTTCGCTCGATCACTTGCTCGATCAACACATCCCAATCTTCGGGATACGCCGCAGGGTCGATGATCGCCGCGTCACCGTCTTCATCTTGCCTCTTCGACTTGCGGATTTTGAACATGTCGATGTGCCACACGTCGTTGTTGCCGTGTCCGTAGACATGCACGACGAACGACGGACGCGAGCCGGCTTGAACGTCAACCGCGGCCGTCAGGAAGCGCACGCCTTCCGGCACAACCGGGCTGTTAGCGTCGCCGCCCCAATTCTCGGCGCGCGCCTTCAACTCTTCCGGCAGACGTTCGGCGAGCGTGGACTTGTAGGTGTAAGGCTCGCCCTGGTCAGTGTTGACGGTGGTCTTAAGCGCTTCTTCCGATCCGGTCTTCTCATATTCCTCGGAGGCTTTGAGGAAGTTGAGAACGAGCACCTTCCAAGTCGCGAAGCCGGCCGCGACGCCTTTAAGCCAAAAGCTCGCGATGTCGCTTCGGGACGGGGTTCCCGACATCGAACCGTCCTTTTCCCACTTCATGCCGTCGCGAACCCAACGGCCTTCGCGATTGAGTTTGTCCTTCATCGAATGCGTGATGCGGCCGGCGCAACGGGGGCACTCCATCTCCGCGTTTTCTGCCTTGTGCAAATCGTCGCCCGTTTCAGGCCACACGAGATATTTGAACTCGGGCTCGAACGCTTCTTCGCAGTGCGGGCACCGCCACTGATAGCGGCGGCGATCACCGCGATTGTAGAGCGCGAGAACGCCTTTAGTGGGCGGCGCTTCGTGCGGCGTGCTCCTGATCCAACGCGGGTTTTCAACCGCGAAGCCGGGAGAGGATTCAGCAACGCACATGCCGAAGCGGCCGAACGTAGTGGCGCGCTTCTTCGACAAGTCGAAGGCGTTACCTTCACCGTCCACGTCTTCGTCCATGCGGTCGAAGTCGGTGAGCCACAAGCGCGGGATCGGCTTGCCGGACAATTCGGAGATCGACGGGTGCGCGAGCGTGAGAAGCATGCCGCTGCGAAACGTCACGTCGAGCACGTTCTGGTTGTTACGGCCGGGCACGAGACGGGCGCGAAGTTCATTCGTATCGCGGAAAAGACGCTGCAATCGACGCTTCGAGAAATCTCGCGCTGCCGCCATCGTCGGGCACACGATCATCATGTCCGCAGGATCGCAAATGCCAGTGTGCGTGATCCAATCGTTCACGAGTTCGGTCTTCGCGCACTGCGCAGGGCCAACGAAGACCATGCCCGTGTATTCTTGCGAAGTCAGCACGTTGCCCGGCTCGATCATGTAAGCCGTGCGCTCGTTGTTGTAGGGACCGACGTAGTTGCCGGGGTTGTCGATCCAACGATGCTTTGCCGCGGCCTCAGACACGGAGAGGCGATCCGGCGGACGAATAGTGTCCGCGGCGCCCGCGATCATATCTTCGAGGGAATCAAACAGCGGGATAGTCGTCGTCATCGAGCGGCCCGTCTGCAAGAGTGCTCATAGTTTTCTTCTCGTTCGGCATCTGCACGAGCACGTTATGCAGATCGTATCGAAGCGCATCGACGCGCTTGTTGAGCCACGAGTATTGCTCTTTCGTCAGGCCGCCGCTCCGCTCCACGTCGTCGGCCCACACTTGCGTCGTCGTCTTGATTAGCTGGAACGCTTCGCCGAGCACCCGCAGCACGTCGTCCGTTTTCCACAGGAAGCCGGCGCGCTTCTCCCATTCCTGTTGCTTCAACAGCGCGTCCCAATACTCCTTCCGCAGAAGCGGCGGGAGTTCGCTCGGATTCATGGTGCGCAAGTAGTCTTTGATGTCGAACTTAGGCTTCACGAGATACGACATTGCCGTGCCGATGTCGTAGAGTTCGACACCGCCGGGGCCCTTGCCGATGATCGGGCAGTTCGCGAGACGTTTCCGCGCCGTCTTCCGGTCCATCCGAAGGACTTGGTGCAGCCACGTCACCGTGACGCCATTGCGCAGCTTCGCCCAATCGCTCTCGGCTTCCTGACCCACTTCCGGGTCAGGAACCGATTTCTGCCCCGAAACAGGGTCATCACCGAGAAGATCGCGAGTCGAGCGGGTCATGGCGCCAATATGCTCCTAGCGCCAGTGTTGCTCAACCCACGGGCTGAGTTGCCGAGTTCGCTCGGACCATTGGGAGTGGGGGCCGTTCATTTGGATCAGCTTCGCGCCTGCCGGGATCGGGCCGCCGGTTTCCTTGTGCGGGAGGCCGTCGATCAGGTTGCGGGCCTTCCAAGACTCGTATCCCCACATGTGGCGCGGGCAGATGTCGTCGCGGTAGCAGAACAGCCCGTCCTCGCGCGTGATCTTCGTGATTTTGTCGTTGGCCTTCATGCCGATCCAGGCTTGATCGCTGCCGCCGTAGCGCAGGCCGCGACCCTTCACGTTGTTGTTCCAACGGTTGAAGTCGAACTCCGTGAAGATTTCCGGCGCGACGCCGTGGTTCGCGATCACGAGCGAGCCGTTGACCGGCTGCGGCCCGAGTTCGACGCCAGACATGCAGAACGGTTCGGTGCGCGCGAAGATCGACGTGATGTCATCGACGGCCACCATATCAATGTCGATCCACGCCCAGCGCGGCTCCTTGATGATCGCGCGGAAACTGTTGTCGAAGCACTTGAGGCGAACGAAGCACTTGCCGCCGATCTTGTGCAGATCGCTCCACAGCGGGACGACTTGATCCCCGAGCTTGTGGAACCGCTCGCGAGTGATCTTGGAGTCCGAGATGATGACGAAACGCTTCGGCATGTTGATCGTGCGATCCAACATCGAGCGCGTGCGCTGCACATGCTCGTCCGAGAACTTCCCGCCCCACGACCACAGAATAATAGGCAGCATCAAACAATCCCCTCTGGTAGTTGCGGAAACGTGCGCGTCGCGCTGTTCGGGTTGGCGTTGTAGACCTTGACGCCGAACTCGTGCAGGTGTCGAGCCATGCGTTCATATCCCCAACGCTGTTTCTGGTATCGCTGCATCCAATCTTCTTGGATGCCCCCGATGAAGTGCCTCTCGTTGTTCGGGCCCGGCTTGTTGTCCACGCCGAGCAACACGATCACCTTTGCGCCGGCCAACACCGCGTAGTTGATCGCGAGCGCCGTCGTAGTGAAGGTGCCGCGAAGCTCCTTCGGATTTCGCGAGAGACCCGCGCCGGCTACTTTAGGGATGTAGCCCACGCGCGGGTCGCTCGCCCAGCACTCGGGAAGCGGCGCGGGATCGCTGTAGATGATCCGCGAGCCGCGATAGTCGTCGAACGAAGGATTCCGTCGCGCGTAACGGTGGTCGCCCACCATGAGCACGTCGGCGTATTCGTAGAGCTTATAGCCGTCCTTCACCGCGATCACGGGGCCGCGATGTTTCAGCATGGTCTCTTGCGCACGCTCACCCGTGACGCTGGGGCCGGACGCTACGATAAGCGTCGGCAACCCCTTGTCGCCGGGCGCGCAGAGACCTTCTATGACGGCCGCTCGCTTCACGGGCGGCTCGGGTCGAGCAATCGGATGGTCGGGCCGTGCTCCATGCCGGAACTGCGCCACGGCTTCACGAGAACCGCAAGTTCGACGCCGCGCCGCTTCGGTTTGATCGGCTCGACTTCGATGATCTCTTCAAAGTGTTTCGAGAGACGCTTGATCCACCAATCGGTCTTCTCGACGATCAGATGCGCGTTGCGGCCGTCTGCGAGCTTCTTGTTCGCGAGGCGCTGCGAGATCACGAGTAGACCTTGCTTCTTAATCAGCTTCGCGATGTCTTCGAGCACGTTGTCGAGGTATTCGGGCTCGATGTGTTCGAGCACGTCGTTGCACGTCACGAAGTCAAACCCTTCCGGTTTGTAGTCGCGCGGGTGCATCGGTTCCGTGACCGGATCGTAGCCCGCGCGGTTGAACCCGCCGGGCGCTTTAAGCGCTTTGATCTCGAACAGCCGGTCGCCAATCGTGTTGAGCAGGTTCTTCTTGCCGCAGCCGTAATCGAGCCACGAAGCCGCTTCGGCGTCGTTGATGTAGCCGATGACGCGCGTGGCCCAATCGTCGCCCTTGCCGCCGTATTTCTCTTTGCGCTTGTGCAGTTCGGCGTTGAGTTTTTGGTAGCCCTTCGAGATCAGCGGCTTATTCATCGTTCTTCTCCTGCTGTTGCCGCGCTTCACGCTCGGCCGCCACTTCGGCGAGGTTGTATTCCCAGATGTCGCCGAAGCGAACGCTGCGATGGTCGGCGAACCACGGCCCTCCGTTGGTGAAGTGAACGGCCGCCGGAAGCGTGCCGTCGTGCGGCCAATCGTAGTCGCCTTCGAGCCAATTCCATTCTTGCGGGAGCGCGCCGATCTCTTCGTCTCGGAACAGTTTGAATTGATGGAGCGCGGCCGGCGACGAGTCGTTCACGACATCGTGGCTCAGGATTTTGCAGCGCTCGTTGTTGAACCACATCAAAGACGACCAGTTCTTCCGCGGGTAGCGCGTCTGCGGCTGCCCGTCCATCTTGAACGTCGCGCGCGGCACATAGTCATGCTTGACGACGCTGACCGCGTTCTGCGTCGAGACGTGCTGGATGATGTCTGCGATGTCGCGATTGAACATGAAGTCGCAATCGACGAACAACGCCATGCCCTTGAAGTCGCAGATCAGCGGGACGAGGAATCGCGTCATGGCGAACTGCGTCGAGAAGTGCTGGTTCTCTTCTTCCGGGCGCGTAAACAGTCCGGCCTTGCGGAGACGCGGCTGCACCAGCGCGGAGATCGCGAGCGGGATGGACGTGTGCTTCCGCAACGTGTGCGCGCACACATCGTAAGCGTCCGGCTCCCGTTCATCGTAGCCGATGAAGATTTTAAGCGGCTGCATTGGTTTTCCCCTGAGACCGCAGCCACGCCCGAGCGATGTGCTCGGAGAATGCCGGCGGGATCACTTGCGACATCTCTAACAGAGTCATGCCGTCTATGTCGAGAGCACGGCTGGCGATGTCCCTCTGGCTGTGGCCGGGGAAGTCCCGCGTGCCCCGGCCGCCCCACTCCTTCGAGCGGTTGCGGGCGTGGCCGCCGTATATGCCGACGACCGGCAGGCTCTTGGTGAATTTGTCGGCCGGGACCGGGATCGGGAAGGTGGCCTCGAACCCGCGCTCGCGGTCAAGCTGGAAGAACACGCCATCAACCTCCGCGCCCAGGCCGAACATCGTGCCGCGCAGCCACACCGGGTCTCGGAGCGGGGCTCCGACTACGTTCTCGATGCAGTAGGGCTTGCCGGTCTTCTTGAGCAACGGCCGCGACGGCGTGAGTAGGTCGATGTGCTCTTTCGCGTTGTGTGCCGTCTTGAGCCGCGTGAATGCCTGACACGGCGGCGAGGCCCAGATGAAATCGAAGTCTCGCAGGACGTGACCGAGCACGCGGCCTTTGGCGATGTCGTTCCAGTTTCGCAACAGCGTCATCGCGTCCATGCGAACGAACTCGCCGGGATACCGGGGCTGCGGTTCGATGTCCACGCCTACCACCGTGTCGAATACTTCGAGCAGGCCGATAGCCGCGCCGCCGGCGCCGCAGAACAGATCGAGGCATTTCAGCTTACGCCGCACGACGCATCTCCATCTCAATGTCTTCCTTCGTAACGCGCACTGCACGGCGGATCGCGCTCTCGACGCCATCCTTGCGTTGCTGGTTGGCGAGCACCTTCGCGTCCCACGTTCCGCGCGCGAGGATGTGCCGGATGTATACGCGCTCTGCTTTCTGGCCCGGTCGCGGCAGACGCATGTTGAATTGCTTGTAAAGCTCGCCCGAGTGACACACGCCATACCAGCATGCGTTGAAGCCGCCGAATTGCAGGTTCATCCCGTGCGAGAGCGACGCCGGGTGCGTCACGAGCAATTTGATCTTGCCCGTGTTCCAATCTTTCACAAGGTTGCGGCCGGCTTCTTCGACGAGCACGCACTTCTTACCGAAGCGCGCTTTGATCCGGCGCGCGTCGAACTGGAAGCTGTATGCCACGATCAACGGGTGGCCGTTCATGTCGTCCACAAGCTCTTGCAGCGCGTCGAGCTTCAAGTCGTGGACGTGGATGTCTTTGCCGTTCTCGCGGTAGAGCGAGCCGTTCGCGAACTGCAACAGCTTATTCACGAGCACGCCGTTCGACGCCGCTTCGACATCGTAGCGATCCGTAAATAGTTCGCGCTCGAAATGCCGGTATTCCGACATGATGTCTCGCGGAAGCGTGACCCAGATGTCGGTGTCGGGAGTCGTAACTACCGGCGGCAACTTGATGTGGTCTTCCGCGCGAAGCGAGATCATCAAGTCCTTCGCGCGCTCCATGATCTGCTCTTGTGCGCCGGGCCGCGGCTTCATGTCCCAGCCCATGTATCCCTTGTCGAACCAGCGCATCTCGAACGCAGTTTTGTTGTGGCCGAGACGTTCGCCGCGGTCGAGGATATACATGAGGCCCCACATGTTATGGACGCCTTCGGGCGCGGGGGTGCCCGTCATCTCGATCACACGCTCAACCTTGTCGCGGATTTTCGCGAGGATGCCAAAGCGGGAGAGCGGACGCGAGCCCTTGCCGCCGCCCGCGCGCTTCGTGCGCTTCTTACCTTCTTTCAGCATCGACGCTTCGTCGATCACCAGCACGTCGTAGTCGAGATCGCGGCCGTCGTTAGTGACCTCGTAGAGCCACTGCAAGTTCTCTTTGTTGATGATGTGGATGTAAGCACGCTTGTTTCGCAGCGCCTTCATGCGTTCTGCCGGCGTGCCGCAGATAACCGAGTATTCGAGATGCCGTAGGTGGCGCCAGCGCGCGATTTCGTCAGGCCAAGTGTCAGTCGCCACGCGCTTCGGTGCGACCACAAGAACTCGCTTCGCGTCGCGATCTTCCCACAGTTGTTCGAGGAACGTCAGCACAGCCGCCGTTTTGCCGAGGGACATATCCACGGCGACGCAGATAAACGGGATTTCGTGACACTTGCGCGTGATGTAGCGCTGGTAGCCACGCATCTCGAAGTCAAAGAGCGTCTTTAGGTGGGAGTGCCGGCGCGTCACTTCTTCTCAACCGCTCCGAGTTCGCGCAGCTTGCGCTTGGTGAAAGCTACGTCGTTGAGCACCGAACGATGATCGCTCGCTGTGCCTGTGAAGGTTTGGCGGAACGTCTTGCCTGCGAACGCCAAGATCGCGACGGGGTGGCGTGAGCACTTCCCCGAGTCGAACGTGACGCTCGCTCCGGGGAAGCGCTCGACCGCGCGCTCGATCCGCTGCCTGATCTCGCCCTGTTTCACGGCTTGAGCCCGAGCAGCTTGCAGAAGTCTTCCCAGGTGTCGATCACATGCACGGGCCAGCCTTGCCCGCGCAGCTTGTCGTGCTCGCGCTGTTGTTTGCCGTCAGGGCCTTTGCCCTTGCGCTTGAACTCGATCATGTGCAGATCGCCGGCCGTGCCGCAGTGCGGACACGGCTTCGGGCGGCGCTTCCAGAAGAAACGATCAGGGCAGCCGCGACGGCCGATAAACTGCATCTTGCGCACGAGCCAACCCGCATTCTCTGCGGCCTCGACGCCATCTTCTTCAAGCACGATTTCTTTCTGCGACACGACGTTCTCCTAGTCTTTAATCCACACTCGGCCTTTGGTGCCTGCCGCGCCTAGCGGCAGTTCTTTTTCGGAAGCCCAAGGCATCTCTTCCGACATACACTCGATCAGAATTTGCAGCACGCGATCTGCGTGTTCCTCACGCACCATCGCAACGATTTCGTCGTGAACGTGCAGGCGGATTTTAGCGATCTCGCGCGACACGCGACGACGGAAGCGCATCATGGCTTCGGCGAGCAGATCGCGCGAGATGGCTTGGTCCGCGTTTTCCGTGAGCTTGCCGGGGTGCGTGCCGATGCGCGTCCACTTGTTCTTGTCGTTGAGACCTTCGTAGGTCAGCGACGTTTTGATGCGCGTCTTCTTGCGATTCGGTTCGGCGCACAACGCAAGCGGCAGATACTTGAGTTTGCGGTCGCACCAGACTTGCTCGACTTCTTCGAGTCGCGGGCGAACGTAGTGCAGATACCGGCCGCTCGGCAGCCGCATACGCATGAGCGGGCCGCTGCGGTCGAAATATACGGGGCCCGCCCAATGCTTGCGGCCGTCTTTGTCTTCGAGGCACGCCTTCGCGGCGTCCATGATCTCCCACCAGTATTTCACAGCGTCCTTGTAGGTCGCGCGCCACACATCGACGGAGAGTTCGGCTTGTTCGGGCGTGAGCTTGACGCCCATGTTCCATGCGTAGCCGAGCAGCCCCGTTGCTTCGATCTCGCCGGTTTGTTTGTTCTCGTGCTGCTCGCCGGCCGAGAGCATGTAGCCGCAGCCGAGCACGCCCGGCTTCGCCGTGGTCCGGTGTTCCTTGTTCTTCTTGCCGCCGTTGTTTTCGTAGATCGCGAGTTCGGTTTCGTAGTCAGTGTCGAACATGTAGCCGGCGAAGTCGATGTAAGGATCGCGCTTCAAGCGGAAGACATCGAGAATCTTTTGGTCTTGCGCCAGATAGCCGAGCACACGGTTTTCGATGGCGTTCAAGTCGGCGCCGATCAACAACCAACCCGGAGGGGCCTGGATCGTCGGCCGGATGCACGACGCGAGCAAGTCCATCGGTTTATCGTATACGAGATCGAGCGCTTGCGGCGTGAGCTTCGCGATGCTCATAACGCACTTCTCTTCGTGCCCTTCAACGTCGGGCGTCGGGCGCGGAAGGTTCTGCGGTTGGAAGATGCGGCCGGACCAGCGCCACGTCCGTTGCGCGCCTGCGAACTTCAACGCGCCGCGCACAACCCATTCACCGTTGATGAACTCGGCCGCGCGCTCGATGGCCTTGTATTTGTCGGGCGACGTGCGCGCCACTTCCGCGCGAAGGCGCAACACATCGCGCACATCGTCGTCAAGGTCTTCGTTCTCCGACTCGCGGACAACGTGACCTTTTTTGAGATCGTCGAAGCGGTAGCCGTTGTCGCGCAGCCACGGGAGCAACTGTGCGCCCGAGCGCGGATTATCGACGCCCGTGATCTTCTTGATACGCGCGTAGCGGCGTGCGCGAACGTGCTCGCAATACGCGATAGCGCGGCGCACGACATCCATGTTGACCGGGATGCCATCGCGGTTGATCTCTTGATCGAGCGCCCACATCTCAAGCTCTTGCTCGGGCATCGACCAGCGCCGAATGCGCGCGTAGATCGCTTTCTCCGCAACAACGTCTTGGCGGTTGTAGGACTTGAAGCGCTCCCACTCTTCCGGGTGCGTGATGTGGTTGGCGCGCGTGAACGGATTCTTCTTCGTCGGTTTCTGCGGCGTGCAGAACAGCTTGATTAGCTTCTTGCCTTCGGCGTCTTTCTTTTTGTCGAGCGGGATGTCAAGCACTTCACCCGCAGCGCCGAGATTCGCAGGCAGCGAGACCGTCATCGCCGTCGTCTGCGTGCATTCCCACTCTTCCTCGAAAATTTCCTCGTCGAGAACGTAGCGATAGATGTTCTTCTCGAACTCCGCATTCCACGCGCGCTTGACCATCTCAGGGTCGCGCAGCGCTTCGCGCAGATCGCGCGGCATCTTCTGGCCTTCGGCTTTCACCCATTGATCGACGGCGGCCTTCGGGTCTGGGTCGAACGACCACGCCGTCATCAACAGCCGCGTGCTCGGGTCCGTCGAATAGCGATACGAGCCGGTCTTTTTCAGATCGACTTCGCTGAATGTTTCGTGGTCGTTGAAGAAGTGATTCACTTCGAGCGCCCCGTGCTGCGCGGATAGGGGCGGATCGGGCGGCCGAGCACGTTCACTGCGTAGCGGCGGCGCGCGAGCGCGTAGCGGCGCTGCAAGCGGCCTTGGCTGGCCCAGAATTGGAGATCGTCGTCATTCATAGCTGAGAGCAGCCACCAATCGCGCGGCGATGCGCGAAGGTAACACGAGAGCCGCATGAGCGCCCGGCCGAAGCCGAGCGCCCACTTGGCAACCGATTGGATCGGATTAGTCACGACGACGGCGCGAGCCGCGGTCGTCATCGTCACGGGAGCCGCGCGTCCGGCTTTCGCCATCGTCGTCACCCCGGCCGCGGCGCGAGCCACGGTCGTCATCGTCGCGCGAAGAACGGCGCGAGCCGCGATCTTCGTCTTCACGGCCGCGGCGCGAGCCACGGTCGTCATCGTCGCGCGAGCGCGAGGAACGCGAAGAGGATTCTTCGTCGTCGTAGTCCTCGAACTTGTCGTCGATGTCCACAGGCGGGGCACCGAACGCTTCGCCTTCGCGGAAGTATTGGACGGCTTCGAGCGAGGCGTTGACGCGCTTGCCGTAGTCGGCCGAGTCCTGCGCCCAGATGCGGATGACCGCATTGACGTAGCAGCCGGCGTAGACCACGCCATCTTCTTCGACGAGCGGCTTCTTCTTGCGGTCCACGACGGTCGGGCGCTTCGAGTTCGACGCGCTGATATACATGTGGCCCGCGTAGCCGTCGATGTCTTCGTCATCGCCGTCACGGAAGCAGAACTTGTCGTCTTTGAGTTTCGGCAGGTTGTCGCCCCACTTCGCTTCCATCGCCTCGTCGATGGCGGCGTCAATCGCCGCAATCGTGGCTTTGTCGGATTTGGGGATCAGGAAGCTCGCCTTGAACTTCTTGGTAGTGTCGCCCTTGTCGTTCTTCTGCACGCGGGGCGTGAAGAGATACGGGAAGGACAAACGCACGTCCTTCAAGGTGACTTCGACGTTTTTGCTGGCAGACTTTGCCATCATTCACTCTCCATTAGCATCATGTCCAACCATACGGACAATCCCCGGATACGGCCGGGCGGCCGACGTGTCAACGGGTCACTCGTTTTCATCCGAGAACTCGTCGAAGCGTTCGTGGTAGGCTTCGATGGCCGGCCGCTCGTCGCTCTCAGGCACGAGCACGGGCTTCCCATCGGGTTGATCGCAGAGCGCGTTGATCTTCGCCCGGCCGCCTTTGCCGAGTAGCTTTTCGGCTACAGCCGGGCTCACGACTTTCGTGACATGGATCGAGTCTTCGGCGATGCCTTCTTCGAGCAGCATTTCCTCGGCGAAGTCTTCGTTCTTCCAGGCGCGGCGTCCCTTGCGCCCCGCAACGGCCTTGAGGCCGCCGCCGGGACGGCCGGACAAGCAATCGTTCAAGTGATCGGCGTGCAGACGATTGAGCCACTGCCGCAGCCCAGGCGCTTGTCGCAGGATGTTCGCGCGCATCTCCGCATCCATCTTGTCGGGATCGGGGAGCTTCACGTCCTTCTTGCCGGCCTCACCGTTCACGTCGTCGAATTTCGCGCCGAACTTTTTCAGGTTGAACGCATCGTAGGCGGCGCAATGCCCGTTCATCGCAGCCTTGCAATAACCGCACTGTTTGTCGCCCGCGATGCGCGGCGCGTGTTTGTCGTAGGTTTTCGCAGCGGCGCGCTTCACTTCGTCCATGAACATCATCAGTTCATAGTAGGAGCACTCCCACGTCCCGCCGCCGCCCATGTTGCGCGGCTGGTGGATCACGAAACGGAACGTCGGCTTCTCTTTGTGCGGCCACACATGGCGCGCGATGTTTTCCCAGAAGCCCGCGCCGTAGATCATCAACTGTGCATTGTGTTCGGGATCGACGGGAACGCCGGCGCCGTATTTCAAATCCTCAATAGAGATCAGCGGCTTCTTCAATTTCGGCGCGATGATCCCAACGTCGAGCGTGCCGAACTGGCCGGGCATCCACTTATCGAGCTTGATGCGCTTCTCGTAATATTGATCGCCGCCGAAGTCGCGGATGTCGTCGATGATCGGCTGCAAGTGGTCAGCCATATCGTCTTTGATCTCGAACTCGAAGCCATCGGCGGAAAGCGTCTGCCCGATGAAATCGTAGGCTTCGAGGCCGAATTTCAAGCATTTCTCGAAGATGCGGTGCGCGACCGTTCCTTCGGCGCTCCACACGTTCGCATCGTCAGGCTCGTCCGCCTGCGCGGCAACAGAGCCGGGGCAGTTGAGCCAGATCGACGCGCCGGACGGCGATAGGCGTGCGTGCTCACCCATGCAGGCCCACCATGATCTCGAAGATGGTGCGCGCCTTCACAGCGTCAGATCGCAGCTTGTAGTGGCCCAACGAGCACATCCTGTTTCCGATCTTCGCGTAGGCTTGCCAGAGCTTGCCCTTGCGTCGCACGCAGCGCTTACCCGACTTGCCCTTGCATGGGTGATGTCGGTGGTTGCGCTTGTTCAATGATGGGGTGGCCCATCGAAGGTTGTCAACCGCGTTGTTCGTCTTGTCACCGTTTCGGTGATCGCCCTCGTGCTCGGGAGATGGCGGCGGGCCCACGAAGGCGCGCAGAACCTCACGATGCACGCGGATTGTCCGCTTGCCGAGCTTCACCCGCTGATAGCCTTCCTCGTCGGACTGCAGTCGGCGGATACGCTCTGAGGCCGTCCGGCGGACGCGGCCCAGGTTCGACACCTGATACGCGCCCGCCGTTCCCTCAATTTCGGCCCACGCTTCCACTTAATCGTTGTCGAAGCGCACGTTCTCGCCGTCCGCGAAGCGCTTCAACCAGTCGAGCACGCGGTCGAAGTCTTCCGGCTTCACTTCGGTCGCCTTGTCGATGGCGAGTTCGTCGAAGATCGCTTCGACGAAGCCGCGACGATCTTCTTCTTCCTTCTCGGCTTCGTCGCCAAATTCCTTCGCATCGACTTCGAGGAACTTTGCGAACTCGGCGCGGATGTCGGCCGAAGTCAGCTTTTTCTTGCCGTCGTCCTTTTTGTCGGCCGAGTCGCGGCGCGAGCGGCGGGTGCCGGTCTCTTCCTTCGGCTCGTCCTTGTCGCCGGCTTCTTCGCCCCGGCGCGAGCGGCCCCGGCCGCGGCCGGTCTCTTCCTTCGGCTCGTCCTTGTCGCCGGCTTCTTCGCGAGCGGAGCGGCGCGACGCACGGCCGCCCGTTTCTTCGCCGGCTTCTTCGCGGCGGCTGCGACGAGAGTTCGTTTCTTCCTTCTGGCCGGTATCCGCCTCTTCCGAACGGCCGCGACCGCGACCGCGGGCCGGCGTTTCTTCTTTGGCGGGAGTCTCGGCGCCGTCGAGGCGAGCGAGGGCGGCCTTTTGCAGCGCGATCATTTCTTCAAGCGCGGCAGTGTTCTTCTCGACGGCCGCGGTGTTGGCCTCGATCACTTTTTCGATGGACATGTGATTCCCTTCATGCTGGCCGGATGTCGGCTTGCATCCACCCTCTGCCGTTCGTTGGTTCTCTTGTCAACCCGGCGGTGACGAATTTTCAGGTGACGGGCGGGGTGTTGCAAAGGGCTTCCGGTTGTGCCATCGGTCGATCAACAAGGAGCGACCACATGGCTGCTAAGAAAACGGTCAGTCGGTTCGCGGAACCCATGAGCGACTTGCACAAGCTGCTCACTCAGGCGTTCCCCGAGCACCGAACTGCAACGCACGAAGTCCTCGACATTACTTGGCTCGCCAAAAAGCTCAAGATGTCCCGCGAAGGCTTCTACAAGTATCTTCGCGCAGGAACGATCCCGATGAAGCGAGCCCGGCAGATCACCGAAATTCGTGGCTGCCGCAAGCAGCTTAAGGATTTCCTGCCCTACATCGACTAACCAAAGGCGTTCCTGTGCTGGATCACGCAAAAGGGTTGGCCGAAGAGGGCTTCGCGGTCCATTGGCTCCACCCGAAATCTAAGCGCCCCCGTGGCAATGACTGGTCCGAGCGGCCGGTCGCGAGCGTTGCTGACCTTGAGCGGACCTACCGCGACGGTTTCAACGTCGGCATTCGCTTGGGCGAGCCGTCGAAGGTCTGCGGCTTCTACGCCCATGTGCTCGACATCGACATCCGTGATCCCGCGGCCGAGGAAGAAGCGCTCAGCGCTCTCGACGAACTGCTGCCTGATTGGGAGTCCTTCCCCCAGGTAAAGTCCGGCTCGGGCGGCCCGTCGATCCACATTTACTTTTTCACCGATACGGCCTTCCGCTCCAAGAAACTGCGCCATTCCGCGGAGAAATTCGAGGACGCCGAAGGCAAGAAGCATTGGCGCTGGGAAATCGAGCTATTCGGCACGGGCAAGCAAGTCGCTTGCCCGCCCTCGATCCACCCTGACACCGACAAACCCTACCGTTGGCTCAAGGAAGTTGACTTCGACAAGCTCGACCGAGGGCTCTCGCAGATCGTCGATGACGATGTTGTGGAGTCTTGGGGCGGCGCGAAGGGCGGCGAGGAAGAATCGCGTTCCAGCACGCGCGATGATGACTCGCCGCCCGATGGCGACGCAGACGATTTTACCAACTACGTCCGCTCGAAGCGGAAGGGCGACATCTCTTACGAGGACGCGGAAGGGTTTCTGCGCGATCTCGACCACGATGAATGGTGCTTCGACTACGAAGGCTGGCTGAAAGTCGGCATGGCGCTGCACCATGAGTTCGGCGGCGACGACATGGAAGCCCTCGAAATCTGGCATGAGTTCTCGCGCGCGGCCGACAACTACGACGCCGACGCTCTCGACGACAAGTGGAAGTCGTTCGGCAAGGACAAGCGCCGCCGTCCGGTCAGCTTCGGCACGATCATCGCGGCCGGCACGCTAAACCGGAACAAGAAAGAGATTTCGGGCGCTGAAACGAACGAAGACCTTAAGCACTCCACCGGCAGCGAAGAAAACGACGATCTCGATTGGGTGCGCCTGCTCACGACGAACGACAAGGGCGGCTTTAAGTCGTGCCCGCACAATGTCGAAGTGATCCTGCGCTTTGACCCGCGCCTGCGTGGAATCATTGGATTCAATGCATTTACGCAGCGTTTGGTGCTGCGCAAGCGGCCGGCGAAGAAGGTGCTCAAGCGTGAGGATCGCCAGTGGCGCGTCAAGCAACTTGATAGCCCGATCTGGCGCATCGACGCCGACGACGCCGTTCACGGCAAGCCGATCAGCGACGACCATATCTCTGATCTGCGCACGGTGCTCACGGCCGCCAAAGGCGACGGCGGCTACGACTTTGGCATCACGAAACAGGACTTGAACGACGCACTCGTGCGTCTCGGCCACGATCAAGAGTTTCACCCGGTCCTCGATTACCTCGAAGGGCTGACGTGGGATGGCGTGCCGCGCCTTGAAACGATGCTGATTGATTGGCTCGGCGCCGAAGACACGCCCTACACGCGGCAAGTCTCCACCATATTCCCGGTCGCTGCGATTGCGCGCGTCTTCACGCCGGGCATCAAGTTCGATTGCGCTCCCATCCTCGAAGGCGCGCAGGGCATCGGCAAGTCCACGTTCATCCGCCTGCTGGCGAAGAACTGGTTCGTCGAACTCAACTGCGGCTTTGAAGACCCGAAACGCATCGTCGAGACGTTGGCCGGTCACTGGATCGCCGAACTGCCCGAGCTATCGCAATTCGGCAAGTCCGATGTCGAGACGGTGAAGGCGTTCTTCTCTGCCTCGAAGGACACCGTGCGTTTGGCCTACGGGCATCACGCCGAGACCCACAAGCGGCAGAGCGTCTACATGGGTTCGACGAACAACGATCAATACCTCCGCGACGAGAGCGGCAACCGGCGCTTCTGGCCGATCAAGTGCTCGGTGAAGCGGATCGACCTCGAAGGCTTCGCGGCCGTCGTCGATCAGATTTGGGCCGAGGCCCTGACCCGCTACGACGAGATGGTGGACGCCGCCGGCTCGAAGTGGTCGATCTTCCTCGATCTCACGGGCGCCGCCGCTACGGACGCGGCCCTGCAAATTCAGGAATCGCGCCGCGTCGAGACTGAGGCTGACACTTGGGCCGGAATGATCGAGGCGTGGTTGGATACGCCCGTCCGGCTCTCCGATCTCGAAGGCCGCGGCGAGCATTTCGACGACGAAGACGGCGGCGACAAACTCGTGCGTCGGGCGAACTTCTGCGCGTTCGAGGTCTGGGTGGATGCGCTCGGCGGCCACACCGATAATTGGGGGCGCGGCAACCAAACGAAGGTCATGTCCGCGATCCGCAAGGTGCCGGGCGTGATCGACGCCGGCATTTTGAAGCACCGGAAATACGGCAAGCAACGCCACTTCAAACGGGAGTGGGTGCGTCGCTCGAAGGCCGATCTGCTCGGATAGGCGAGCAACGGAGCAACAGACGCCAATTAAGCTCTGTTGCTCAAGATTCCCAGATTTCTCAAGGCCGGCAGGCCGAAAGCAACAGAGCAACAGACGATTCCCACAGTCTCGCGGGCCGTGTTGCACACCCATGCGTTGACGGCCGCTGCCGCGCTTTTTCGGACTCACTCAGATACTTTCAGGAAATCTCTGTTGCTCTGTTGCTTTGAACCCGGAAGCCTTTGAGAAATATAGGCTTTTTGAGCAACAGACTAGGGCAACAGACGCCAAAAATCTCTGTTGCCCGGCCTAGTCTGTTGCTCGAAACCCCAAAAAGGCATGTCACCGACTTAGTGACG